CGCCTTGAGCCACCAAATCATTTGGCCGCGCGAGGGAGGAAACGCGATCCTGAAAGGCGGGTCGATCAACGCCAGCCGCTTCCGCCGCACTTCCATTACACCGTCGATGCCGTAGTACAGCCGCAGATTTCGCACCGCATATTCCGAGCGGCCGACGAGGGCTGCGATTTCCCCGTCCGCCTTCTCCTGGGAGATATAGGCCTGCATCTGGTCGCGGGAGAGCGGGACGGTGCCTCGGTATTCGTCGATCACGGCCGCGTCACCCATTCGGTGACGACAAAGACCGCGATCACGGCGGCGATCACGGCGGCGATCTCGGCGGCGCTGATGATGGCTGAACAAGCGTCCATCGATTCCCCCAAGTTTTGGTTAGCGCGACAAAATCCAGACAGCGGCGACGAAGGCGGCAGCGATGAAAGCCCATGCGGCGACGATCAGGGCGGGGTCATCATGGGCTAGGCGGCGGCCTTGGTGGCGATCTGGAACGCATCAATAGGGATCGTGCGCCCCATTCGATTCGCGGCGATCAGAAGCGGGAGCCTCCAGCGGTGAGGGACGGACCCGCGCTGCCTCCACTTCTTGCGAGCTTCGGCGGAGACCCCTTGCGCTTTGGCAAGCGAGTTGATGAAATCCCAATCGGGCAGTTTGTCTATCATCGCTACACATTGGGTCGCTTTGTCCCGAGACGCAAGCTAAAAAGAAGGGGGATAAAAAAAATTAGGGACGGGGACGGTTTGTCATTGCCAGGGTCGATTTGTCCCGCTAGTATCGTCTTCATCAACACGGGGAGCAGATGGCATGGACAGCGCGACAGAGACGACGAAGGTAACCGCAGCAACCATCTCCATTCTCGGATACGAGGCCGAATGCGACTGCGACCACTGCGGCCGCTCGCTCCGCCACGGGATCAAGGTTTCTGGGCTCGGCACCATCGGCGCTGATTGTTTCCGCGCCATGATCCGGTCCAACCGGAAGAGGTTCAGCCAAGGCAAGCCCGACGCCGCATACGTCCACACGCTGGCTAAACTGAAGGAGCGTGATAGCGCCGCACAGTTGAGCCGCATGGGCTACGGCCCCAATCACTTCGTGTTCGAGGTGGCGGCATGACCGCCCTCACCGACCTAGAACTCCGCCACAACGGCCCGGCCGCTCACCAGCGCGCCGCCGCCATCCGCTCAGATGAAGACGAGCGCCGCCGTGTTGGCGACCTCTCCCAGGCGGACCACCTCGCCGAATTGATCGCCACGCAGACGGACACCACCGCCCGCAACCGCAACATTTTCACCGCCGCGCTCGCCGATCTCAACCGCGCCCGAACTGCCTACAAGGCCGGAACCCTATCCCTCGACGACCTCAAGATGGCGAGGGGGAATGCCGACCTCCATCGCAGGCACTGGGTGGGCTCGCTTCAAGTCCTGCGGGCGTTCGAGCGCGAGTTGGCTGAGATCATTACGACCGCACAAACCGCAGAGCAGGAGGAACCCATGGACACGACCGCAATCCAATCGACGCTGAAGAGCATGGAAGACGCCATGAAGGCGAAGGGGCTTGGTCGGGCGGACGCCAGCCTTGTCATCAACGGCCACGGCATGCCCATATGGATGATCTCCCCGATGGGCATCCTGCACGCCATCCACCACTTCGCGAACTATACGGAGGCCATGGCCTTCATCGCCGCACTGCCCTCGCCCGATGCCTTCGCCGCTGATTTCGGCGGCCCCCTCGTTCTGAGGAGTGCAGCATAATGCGCCACTACATCGACACGACCTACGAGCAGATCGGCGACAACGACGCCGTGATTGCCTCCGTCGAACTGCGGATTTGGTACACCTTCCGCGCTCCTCAACCCGCCTACATCCCGCGCGGCGAATACCAGCCGATTGATTCGGGATGTGACGCCGAGATCGAGTTGGATCACGTCGAGGTCGAGGACTGGGACGGCCGCAAGTCCGTCTGGCGCGCAGACACTGCCGGGGAATGGACGGAGTGGGCGGAATCCTGGCTTGAGAAGAACTCCGACATGGCCGTCAACGAAGCGGCTGCCGACCTCGCGGACCTTGCCGACATGGCCGCAGAGCAGCGCGCCGAGATGCGGCGGGAAAGGATCGAGCTATGACCGACATCGAAGTCGTTGCCCATTCCTATTGGTGCAACTCCCGCGTCATTCAACTCGCACGTCGCAACGGGCTGTCGTTGGACCATTACCGAGACAGCGTGGATATGCTGCGGCATCTCGCCAATCCGGCTCACAACTTGGGCAAGGTCCAGACGCTCTCCGAACGGACGCTTAAGGCGGCGGTGTTCGCGGCTATCGACAAAATCGCAGCTGGTCCGGAGAACGCAGCATGAGCCCGCATCAACGCCGTCGCTTCTGGCGGGAGTTCAAGGCCGATCTTCCCATGGTTGCGCTCTTCCTCTTCGTGTTCGCGCTGACGGTCGGAGTGCTCTCGCAGACGGGGTGGGCGCCATGAGCCTCGCACTCGTAAAGCCCGCAGAATGGCACGCAGAGCGCCGCACCGGCATTGGCGGGTCCGACGCGGCCCGCATCATGGCCGGGGAAGTCTTCCCGCTCTGGCTGGAAAAGACGGGCCGCGCCGAACCGGAAGACCTTTCCGATGTGCTGCCGGTCCAGATCGGCACCGTTACCGAGCCACTCAACCTGCACTGGTTCGCCAAGTCTACCGGCAAGACCGTGACGCATGAGGGTGAAAGCCGCCACCACGCAGCCTACCCTTGGATGCGCTGCACGCTCGACGGCTTGACCGACAACGGCACGGCCATCGTACAGGCAAAGCATGTGAACCAGTTCAGCAAGATCGACGAGGTGACGCAGAAATACATGCCGCAGATCCATCACGAGATGGCCGTCTGCGGCGTCGAGCGCGCCTATCTCTCGGTCTTCATCGGCACCTTTACCCATGAGGTGGTCGAGGTGGCACTGGATGACTTCTATCTGGCGCAACTGATCGACCGGGAGCGCGCCTTTTGGGCTGCCGTGGAATCCGACACGCCGCCCGAAGGCTCCGAGCCCATCGCGCCCCCAGCCCTGCCGAGCGAGTTCCGCCAAGTCGATATGACCGGGAACAACCTCTGGGCTTCCTCGGCTGCCGATTGGCTCGCCAACAAGGCCGGGGCCGCGACATTCAAGACCGCCGAGAAATCCCTGAAGGAACTGGTCGAGGCGGACGTGAACCACGCATCAGGTCACGGGATCGTCATCAAGAGAAGCAAGGCCACCGCCCTTTCGATCAAGGAGTCCTAATCATGGAATCGTTCGACGCGAATACCGGAGAGATCCAGCCGATGGATATCTCCATGTCCCCCGAGATCGGCAAGCTCATGGAGGCGCTGGCGAAGGCGCAGGGCGAGATAAAGGGCGCGGTGAAGGACAGCAAGAACCCGCACTTCAAGTCCAGCTATGCGGACCTCGCCTCAATTGCCGAGGCGTGCCGCGCGCCCCTTTCCAAGCATGGAATCGCCGTGGTGCAGATCCCGCACAACTGCGGCCGGGATATCGCGGTGACGACCATGCTCGGCCATTCCTCGGGGCAGTGGATCAGGGGGCGGCTCTCCGTGGCCCCGGTCAAGTTCGACGCTCAAAGCGTCGGCTCGGTGACGACTTATCTCCGCCGTTATTCCTTGGCGGCGATGGCCGGTGTCGCGCCTGAAGACGATGACGGAGAGGCGGCGCAGGGTCGCGGCCAATCGAATGGCGGAACACAGATGGCCCCGCCGGCGGCGAACAACGGCAGGACCAAGACCGCCGCCCCCAAGGATGATGAAGACCCGGCCATGCAGAAGGCGCGCGACGAATACGCCGCCATGAAAAAGGCGATCCAGGCCGAGGAGACCCTTATGAACCTGGAAGACCTCATGGACGTGAACCGTGAGCGCATGGCGGCGATCAAGGCACATTCCGAGGAGGGATATTCTCAGCTTGTCGCGCTCTACGAGAAACGCCGCCGCGCGATGGCCGAAGCCGCCTAATGCTCCCGTCCCGCATCCCTAAGACGCTGGCCCGCACCAAGCGCAAGCCCGACCCCAAGCGGGCCGTGGCGCATCTCAGCTTCGTGCGGGGTGTCGGCATATGCCTTTGCTGCGGGGTGATCGGTCTGGTGCAGGCCGCTCATGTCCGCGCGGGCACAGACGGAGGGACGGGGACAAAGCCTTCCGACAAGTACACGGTTCCGCTCTGCGACGAATGCCACCGCATCCAGCACAACAAGGGCGAACTCACTTTCTGGGGCGACCTTGGAACGGAACCGCTCAACGTCTCGCTGCGCCTCTGGACGGTCAGCGGGGATCTCTACCAAGGCAGACGAGTGATAGAGCGCGATCTAGCGCGAAGGGGGATCTATGTCGAATCTACGTGAGCCCGCAGCGGCCGTCCTATGGGGCGACTTCGCCGACTTCAAACTCATCAAGACGCGCTCGGTCGCCCTCCTCTGCATCGAGATCCCGATCGAGCAGGCCGAAGCCGCGATCAAGATGTTCGGCATTCCCCAACCCGGAAAGCAAATCCCGGTCGCCATCGCGCGCCTATCCATGGCGCCAACCCCATCAGGCGGTTCAGAAGCGCACCCCCCAGCTCCTTCTGACGCAAGTCCCCCGGAGCCGTCTGATACCCGTAATCTTGACCGATCGGCAGCGGCGAAGGACCGATATGAAGCACTCTCGCCGAGCGAGAAGATCCGGGTCCTTTGCGTGAGGCGCTGCGAAGATCCGCGCTTCCAGGCATGGGCCAGCGAGTCCGAAGGCGCGGCCGAGGTAAGTGAGCGTCAAGCGGCAGCCTTTGTGCGGCGCTATATCGGCGGCTCCCGCTCTCTGATCGCCGACGATGAAGATGTCCGCAATCGGTGGATCGAGTTGGAAACCACCTACCTTCAAAATACGGGCCTGATGGCGGTGCCGCGATGACGCGCACGGGATTGAAGCCTTGGGTGGAGACGACCTGTCGGCTCCATCGCGAAGCGACGAAAGCCCGGTCCGCCAGGATGCGCCAATGCTCCCCCGCATGACCCCCTCTAACACTCCCGCAGGAGTCCCCCATGCCTGACACCCCCACCCCAATGGAAAAAACCATGCAGTTTGAAATCAAGAAACGCTGGGCCTGGATGCCTGCCGTCAGTGTCGAAATCGACGCACGGTTTGAGAGCCAGAGCCTTGGAGTGCAGCTAGGCGCAGCGGTTAAGGTTGCCGTCCTGCGCGGTGCCGTCCTGCGCGATGCCGACCTGCGCGGTGCCGTCCTGCGCGGTGCCGTCCTGCGCGGTGCCGTCCTGCGCGATGCCGACCTGCGCGGTGCCGTCCTGCGCGATGCCGACCTGCGCGGTGCCGTCCTGAGCGGTGCCGTCCTGAACGGTGCCGACCTGCGCGATGCCGTCCTGAACGGTGCCGTCCTGCGCGGTGCCGTCCTGAACGGTGCCGACCTGCGCGATGCCGTCCTGAACGGTGCCGTCCTGAACGGTGCCGTCCTGAACGCTGCCGTCCTGAGCGATGCCGACCTGAATAGCTTCAAGGCCGACTACTGGATGATCCTCACGCAGAACCGCGCCGAGGTGCCTGGGCTCGTCGCGGCGCTGCGGGACGGCAAGATTGACGGTTCGGCCTATACCGGCGAGTGCGCCTGTCTTGTCGGCACCATCGCCAATATCCGTCATGTGGACGTAGAGACGATGGAGAAGAACAGCAAACGGCCCGCCGAACAGTGGTTCTTGATGATCAGAAAGGGGGACAGGCCGGGCGATGACAGCGGCGGCGGGTTTGCGGCGAAGATGGCGCTGGAATGGGCTGCGGAATGGGCTGCGGCTTCGGGGGTTGTGCTGTGAGCACCTCCCTGCCGGATAGGCTGGATGAGATGGCCCTTCGACGCGAGAAGGCATCTTTCCATTTGAAGTCGTCGTTTGCTCCTTCCGATCATCTTGCCGATTTGCGAGAAATGGCTGCCACAGATATCGCCGACCTCCGAGCATCAGCCCAAGCTCTCCGCTCTCCAGTAGGGGGATGGAGGCCGATTGAGACGGCTCCGAAGGATGGGAGACCAGTCCTGTTGGGTCGGGATATGGGCGACCCGTGGGGCTGGGTCACTGGCTGGGGCGAATGGTTTGACCACAACGGGATTTCAGGCTGGGTAACGCGCGGTGGATTCTACGAGCCTCCCGGCGTTCTGGGTCTTGGCGATCCGACGCACTGGGCTCCCCTTCCCACCCCACCCCTCTCTCAAGACCCTGTTGCCGGAGAGCCCTCGGCGGAACTGATCGAAAGGGTTGCGCGGGCGATATCGGGTCACAGCGAGGAGGTGTGGAACAGCCTCGGCGATTACGGGGAGTCGATCTACAGCGATACCGGGCCAGACGTTCATTATCCCGGAAAGCTGGACTTCTACCGCAAAGCCCGCGCCGCTCTCTCTCAGCTATGCCAAAGAGGGAGGGGTGAATGATCGCGACTGTGTGGCGGTTGAGCCATCGGGCGGATCCACGAGCCTGCGCCATCGCTGATCGGCACTACAACCGCCAGAAGATCGGATCTCCTCAATTCGTGCCGCCCGGTCGTTGCCTTGTTTTGCTGTCCGAGTGCGAGCGCGCCCTGTGGGTCACGTCTTGGCCGTTTGCAGAGTATGTGCGCCACGCATGGGCTGGGGCTTGGGTGAACAGTTGTTTCCGCAATGAGGGGGCTGGCCTGTCGAGCGATCTTATTCGCGATGCCGTCGCCATCACCCGGAGCCACTGGCCCGAGGTTCCCGAGTTGGGAATCATTTCCTTTGTCGATGCCAAGAAGACGCTGCCGAAAAACCGTCCAGGTTGGTGTTACCGCAAAGCCGGGTGGCGGCACGTGGGCGAAACGAAAGGCGGCCTGATCGCCCTCCAGCAGCTGCCGCATGAGATGCCGGACGCCATCGAACTGCCGCCGCTTCCTGTGCTCATAAGCCCTCAGATCGCATTTGACTTTGCCGGAGCATCCCCATGACCGTATCTCTCCTAGCCCTCCTGCGCGCGGGGAGGTGGATACCCGCTGGTCATGGCGATTGCTCTACGAGCACCGCGTGCTGGTCCTTCGGATCGAGCCCTACGGTCTCGCTCGCTTACGCGACTAACGCCCGCATATCGCAAGGAGGCTAGGTGATCGTGCGCCTCACCCATATCGACGGCAAGCTGCCAAACCTCGCGCTGATGAAGCTATCGCATTGGCACAAGGCGCGCGGTGACGAAGTGCATTTCAGCCGCAAGGTGCGCAGGGACATGCTGGAGCCGCGTTACGATCGCGTCTATGGCTCAACGATCTTTGGGTTCAGCAGCCGCATCGTCGAGACGTTCCGCGCAGAGTTTCCCGGCTGCATGGTTGGCGGCACGGGGAGCGGGAACCTCGGGACCGTTGAAGACATCATCGGCGAGAATCCTTACGAGCATTATGACTACTCGCTCTACCCAGACTTCGATGGGTCGATAGGCTTCACCCAGCGCGGTTGCCGCCTCAAGTGTGGCTTCTGCGTAGTGCCGAAGAAGGAAGGCAAGCCCAAGAGCGTCAACACCATTCATGACCTCTGGCGCGGCGGAAACTATCCTCGGCACATCCATCTGCTCGATAACGACTTCTTTGGCGAACCAAGCTGGCGCGACCGCATTGCGGAGATCCGCGACGGTGGTTTCAAGGTCTGCTTCAACCAAGGCATCAACACGCGGCTCATCAACGATGAGTCCGCCAAAGCCATCGCGTCGATCCCTTACTACGACGACAGCTTCAAGGTCCGTCGCCTCTACACCGCATGGGACAACCTGAAGGACGAAAAGGTCTTCCTGCGGGGCGTTGACATGCTGGAGCGCGCTGGCGTCCCTCCGACACATCTCCTCGTCTACATGCTCGTAGGCTGGGCTTCCGATGAAACGATGGAGCGCGTTCTTTATCGCTTCAACCGCATGGCGGAGCGCGGGATGCGACCCTATCCGATGGTTTACGACCGCACGAACCGAGAGCTATGCCGTTTCCAGCGCTGGGCCATCCGAGGGTCAAAGCTCGGCATTCCTTGGGAAGAATATGACGCTCGGGCCAAGGGGCGCGCAGACAAGCGCCAAGGATCGCTTCAATTCGGAGACGCAGCATGATCGCGCAAGGGATCGTTACCGAAGGCGGAGACTCGTCAGAGGCTCCGGGAGGGAACCGAGTAGAGCCCGGTCCGAAGGATGCGCCCGACCGTCAGGCCATTTCTCAGGAGACCAGCAAGTGACGGATATAGTGGAGAGGCTTCAGTACTGGGCGAGACATTGGGAAGCTCGCAAGGGACTGGCCGAAATAGAGCCCGAAATTCTGGCGATTAGATACTTATTTGGACCAAAATCATGTGCTATATAATGGCTCATGCAAATCACCGGCATCACAGACATCGCCCGCTACCTGACTGACGAAGCCGCAGCACAGGAAGCTTTCGCACAACTCCGCTGGCCGAACGGCGTGACGTGCCCCCTCTGCGGGAATAGCGATAAGAAGATTTACGAAGTCGCCTATACCTTCACCGCGAAGGACGGCACTGAAACTGTCCGTAAGCAGTGGAAGTGTGGCGCTTGCCGGAAGAAGTTTAGCGTCACGTCCCGCTCGATCTTTGAAGGCGCTCACATCCCGGTTGGGAAATGGATTTATGCGATCTTCCTGATGTGCTCGTCTAAAAAGGGTGTATCGGCCAACCAACTCCACCGCGAACTGTCGATCAGCTACAAGAGTGCCTGGTTTATGTGCCATCGTGTTCGTGAGGCGATGTTACAGGAACCTTACAGCGTCTCGCCAAGCCAATCGTTGACCGCTCGGCGAACATCGTGACGGACGCCCATCTATCGTATGAGGGGCTGGACGAGCATTTCCACAGCCATCATGTGGTCGATCACAGCAAGACGTTCGTGCGGGGCGTTATCTTCCACACGAACTTCGCGGAAAGTTACCACAGCCTCTTGAAGCGGGGGATCATCGGCGCCTTTCACCATATCAGTGACCGACATATGCCCCGCTATCTGGCGGAGTTTGATCGGCGCTGGAATACCCGTAGCGAGCGGGACGGCGAGCGCACAGTTGGCGTGATGCAAACCGCCATTGGCAAGCGCCTCACCTATCGGGACACCATTGCCTAGTCGCACATCCCTCAAGATAAGGAAGATCGCCAAGGTGAAGCCAGCACCGGAGCCAACTAAGGGGAAGCCATAATGTCGGTGCCGCTAGAGATTTTCTATCTGGGCATTTCGACGCTGATTGTCGGGGCGATCTTAGTTGTGGTCGTCTTGAGTTTGCCCTATGGGGCCGACACTAGTGGCCACCTCATGTCAAGCAGCCTTGCTGTAGCCGTCCTGGGCGCCGTGCTAACCGCCATTGGCGGCCTGGATTGGCTTCTATTTCACGGCGGATATAAGATGATAATCACCCATTAGGTCGTCATGATCTAGAGTTGGGTTTGTCCAGTATAATATCCCCCACGGAAGGGCGGCCAATGAACCGATGGGATAAAATGGCAAACGAACTTCTTGAACGGGTGCTGTTTCGAGAAATGGAACGCCCCCAGGGGTATGATGACGATCAATTACGGCAGGCCATTGTCCACGCGCGCCACGACATTGTTCTGGTGGTTTCCCACTTATCCTCAGTAAATAGACTGCTCGCCAGCATCCGGTATTTGTTGATCGCGATCACGCTGGTGCTTCTCATGCTCTGCGCTGAGGTAGCTCATTTCTGGTAGTTGGGTTGCAAATACTCATCGTTAGAAGCGGGGTGAAGGCCGCATAGGAATGTACTTCAATAAACAGGCCCCTGGGGGGATTCCCAGATCCGGTTTTGTATGCTATAAAAATCATGGTGCCGGTGACGGGACTTGAACCCGCAGGGGGCGCGGCCTTCACAACCTTCCCCCACTCGATCCCAGGTCGAGCGCGTCTACCAGTTTCGCCACACCGGCTCCAGGATCTCCCCTGCAAGCGAATGTTTGCAGGGGTAGACCTAGATCAAATCAGGTCATGGGGGTTCCATTGGTGCCTCCTTGGTTTGAGTTGAAAAGCGAAGCGTCGGACCTTTCCGTGGTAGGGGTGTCCGGCGCTTCATTTTTGTCTACTAGATGCCATTTACCGCCGCGAATGATCAACGGCCCCTTATTCGAGAGGCGGGCGGATAGAGTGGCGACCATATCCTTGCCGCCGAGGTGGCGCGGCTCAAGTCGCTGGAATAGGTGATGCGATGGTTGATGTCGCGGTTGAGCGCGGCGATCTGGCCGAGGAGGTCGGGCGTTAGGTGGAGGGGCATTGTCTCAGCCTTGGGAAATTGGCATAATTCATGACGGAGCATGCCACTACGCTTGTGCCCTCGCGCACTGCCAACTGCAACGGTGTTACGGCCCGATGCAGCCGGGGAAATCAGGGGCTCCCTAGCCGGAGCCCCTGACATTGAAAGGGTGACCGGAAGTCTGAGGGTTGGAGCATTCCGTACCGATGCCTAGCACCACGGCCTCCCTCGGTTTCAAGCCTGTTCGGAGGGCTTCCGGTCACTCCCGACATCTCCCCGCCCGCAATTCCAGATCCTCGGGCGTCGGGGCCGTCTGACCGCACCACTCGCTGAAGGCTCTCCAGACGCGCTCTGACGGCACCAGCGGGCCTATCACCATGTCAGGCTGTGGGGATGGGAGGCAGCCGGTGAGGAGGAGTAGGAGGGCGACGGTGAGCCTCAAGACGCAACGCCCTTCATTTTCTCGATCGTCCTCATACTGCCCAGACCCAACATCCCGAGGAGCAGCGTCAAAAGCGTCCCCATGTCGAGCGGGGGAAAAACGATGACCTTGCCGAAAAGGCCTGCGGTGAAGGTTGCCAGCGGCGAGACGATGAATTGAAAACCCAGACCCGCGCCGCAGATCCAGCCGATGAACGGCCGCCACCCGCTGGTGAAGACCGACCCGCTTGAGGCTTCCGCCGCATTGACCGCAAGCTGGCCCTTGGCAAGATCGGTGTCTGCCGCGAGTTGGGCCAATTCGCCGCTCTGCTGCATCTTGAGGAGTTCTAGCTTGGCGGCGTCACGTTGAGCAGGGTCGGGCCAGAGCCGATCGATCAGCTTGCCGCCGATGCTCAGACCGGCCGCTGCGAGGTCGTCTATTCCAAAAGCCATGTCAGGCTCCTATCCCGGCCATTCGCCGCTCTGCATGATGGTCATGTTCTGGTGCGCCCGGTTCGGCGTCTGCTTGGCCCACATGCTGGCGAGGCCCGCCGTAGCTGCGGCAATCCACATCTCGCCCTTGATGGCGCCTAGCATGTTGCGGAAGGCCCCTAGACCGCCCTCGCCAAGCTGATAGGCCATGTCGGTCAACACAGCCCGACGAGGCTCCGAGAGTGCCGCCCAGTTGATCCCCGCCCGCTGGCAGACCCGCACCGCACCAGCGCCCGCGACCTTCACGGCATCGTCGAGCCATGCGTCTGCCGAGGCCTGGGTGCATGTATCGCCGGATTTGATGCCCGGCACGCAGCGGCCATAACCTATCGTTAGCTTCCCAAGCGTGTCGCGATATGCCGTCAATCGGCAGCCTTCGTGCGACTTGATGAGGTCGATGGCGGTGCGGATGGTCATGCTAAAGGCGGCGCGGAGAAGCAGTACAGATTCGCCGCCGTGTACCAAGCCACCCCTCGGCCGGTCGGATTCATCGGGCCAACCGCAATCGACCGATCGGGGACCGAGATCCAGTTGTTGCCGATCAGGATTTCGTAATGCCCACCGACCCAGCGCCATGCGTCGTCCGCGAGGAAATGCCCATCGGATTCGGAACAGCGCGACATGCCGTCGCGGTTGTGCATGCTCCGAAACCAGGATGACAAAGCCAGATCGAGCGTCACGCCCTCGGGAGGCGCTGCTACCGCCACAGACGCGCCAGCCAGAAAGGCAGCCGCGATCAGCGCCCTCATTTCTCGTCGTCTAGGCGGGATTTGCTCTTGGACACGTCGCGCAGGACCAGATAGAGGCGAATCAGCATGACGATTGCGCCGCCTACCGCCGCGATGGTCGCCGCCAACTCGTTGACCGAATGCAACGGGCCAATCCACCAGGGAGATGTGACAGCCCCGACGCTGAGTGTGCTGTCTATGACAAACGCGACGGGGACGACCGTTCTCAAGGGCATATACTTATTTCGCATGCCCAACTCATGATTGGACTCTTACAAATTTGCACAGCCTCAGTGCGCCTTGCCGTTTAAGCAATGATTGATCGGACATTTCACCCCCCCGATACTTGCACGGAGAAGCTGACATTTGCCGCTGCCGCGGTTGTCGTATTGAACGTCTTGACCAGCAGCGTCGTTGTGGTTTGAGTGCTGGTTAGAACTCCAAACCCAAGCCCGGCTGAATCCCCCAGTCCCGCGACGGCGGTATAGTTCGCGGAGAGATAGGTGTTCAGGAAGGTGATCGTGTAGTTGCCTGTCGAGTCCTTGGTGACGCTCGCTACGTTCTGGGATCCAGCTTGCAAAGCCCCGGCAGCGGAAGATCGGCAATGGGCGGTAATCCCCGCCGCGAAGCTTGCGATCTGTTGCGTCGTGACTCGGACGGAAGATCCTGCTTGCACGGCCTCAATCTGCTCGGTGCCGTTGATCGCAATTGCGGGGGTGAGATTTGGGATCTGGACATTACTCATGTTAGCGGCCCCGTTTTCGGCACGTTTGTATTCCCATACGGCAGGCCCGGATCGTCATTACCGGGCGCGTTGGTATCCGTACCGGGCTGTTGGTTCAATCCACCCGGAGGCTCGCCCGTCTGCTGCGTCACGCGAACGGCGTCGTTCTGGGTGGTTCGGGTGTCGCCTTGGATCACGGGAAGGCCGGTCAATGGGTCGGTCGTGTTTTGCCCGGACGTGACGCGATTGTCGGTCTCGTAGGCCTCGAAATACTCGATCATCGGATTCTGGATCGGCACCGGATCGGCCGGGATTACGATGGCCCGCAACTGCTCTTGAGGCTGGGCATAGCAAGGGCGGCAGACCAGAATACGCAGGTTCTGAAGGGCGGTCCCGCGGTAGTCGAACTGCCAACTGAGATCGACGTGGTTATAGCGGAATCCGCAACGCTGGCAGATCGCATGCGCCTGCGGATTGCTGGGACTGGTTCTTGCCCTGCCGGATTGTGAGGCCCAGGCCATGATCAGACGCGGAAATAGTTGGATAACTGCGGCGAAACGTAAACCTGCGCCTGCTCGACGTTCTGGTCGGCTGCGATGTTATAGGATTCGTCCGCGATGGCCTTCAATCCCGCCGCCTTGTCAGGCGCCCAGATTTTCGCGAGGCGATAACCAAGCCCGTCCGCAAAAGCTTCAAGCCACAGATATGGGACTTCGACCTGCTGACCGCTGGTGAAATTCGCATCCTGAATCTGGCGAACCCGGTAGTATTTGAGATATTGCGCCGAGGTTCCATCGGGAACGGGCCACAGCGTGACCGTTGGGGAGATCAAACGATCAAACCAGAAGGTTGTCGTGAATCCCTGCTGGGTCTTGGTCGCGTAGCTCGCATATTCAGTGCGGCTGATCGGCAGAATGATTCGGTCGTTTTCTGGCGTCGAACCTTGATTGATCGACATATAGGCATCGAGGATCATCACCGTGCTGGCGTCCACGGCATAGGTCGCCTGACCCGCCACGAGAGCAACCGTCACGAGATCGACAGCCCACAGATTGACGCCCTGGTTCGCCCAGCGAGACAGCATCATGTTCGTCGCCATCTTGGCGGTCTGCATGTGCTCTTGGGTCAAGGAGGTGTTTCTCAGGCCCGCGATGTTATAGGCGTAGAGAACCAGTTCGCCGAGGCCGGGATTAAAGGTGTAGGTGCCCGATGTGGTCATGGCGGATTATCACCCCCACGGCAATGGCGGTGTCACAAAAGGCGGGGTTGCCTGGGCCGTGATTTCTTCGTCCACCAGCGCCTCGATCGCGGCCATGCCATCGTCGCCGATGACCTTATAAACCCAGCCCATGACGTCATCGAGCGTCAGTTTTTCATACGGAATGAACAGGGCTTTAGGGGCGTAAACTACCGGCGTTGACGATGTGTACGCGGCGTTTTGCTTACCGTCCGTTCCAGAACACGTCCACAGTACTTCGATAACCACATTATCCCGCCTTCCTATCGCGGGAACGCAGGTCATGTTGTTAACGCCGCAGGAATAGGTGTTCGCCATTATCCGACAGTCCAGTTGGCACCGTTGTCATACACGGGGACATTTACAGAGCCCCCCCCCGCTACGGTCGAGCCGAAGACAGGTGTCAGGGCATCCGACACAAAAGCTCTGCGGCCAGCAGTTCCGGCAGTTGGGAGCGCCGATACAAGAATGGGGGTCTGTAAAACGGTCTTGTCCTGGCGGATCGCAAAAGCCGTGACGAGGGCATTCTGAGTTGATGCGGTACCCGCCGCAGCAGGGGCGACCTTGAATACTATGTTCCCGCCAACGCCGGTGCCAGTCCCTTGCGAACCAGTGAGCGTGAAATCGGAACCCGCTGTGTTGCTGGTCCCGGCCACGACACCCTGAACGCCAAAAGTCTGCGCCACAGGAGACGCCGCATCGGCAGCGCCCAAATGGATGGTAGCCGCCGCAGAACGTGTAAATTTCGCATCGAGCGCGGAGGAAAACGTGGCGGCGGAGACGCTCGCCCACCCAAGTTCAGCCCCGTTCCAAAGTGCTATATGGTCGTTCACGGTGGTGACCAAATCACCGCCGCCAAGATTGGTTCTGACGAAGGTGTTTCCGCTGGCGCTAACAGCGGCTGCGCCGTTTTGATGGATGTACCCTGGACTGGCAGGACCGCCGAACGAAATTTGGCTCACACCGCCAATCTGCAAATCAAGCAAGGTGGAGGTCGAAGCACTATTCGTATTGGTGACGTTGAGTTTGACGCCGTTGAACGCGACAGCGGCATTGTTCCAGGTTTGGCTCAGATCCAACACGGGAGCGGAGGCGGTGACGGTCGCCCCACCAATCGTCAACGCCTTGTTGGTCTTGTTGTAGGTGAGCCCGGCATCCTCCCCGACCACCGCGCTGTCGTCGAACAAAACGCGCGTATTCGTTCCGCTGGCGATGGCGGTGCTGTTGATCGTGATCCCAGTCGATACCGTCTGCCAAGTGCAGATCCCGTTGCCGTCCGTTTGAAGGAACTGACCAGAAGTGCCGTCATCGGCAGGAACCGTCATCGACCAAGTGCCAGCAGCAGCGGCCGTCTTGATCGTGACGATTCCCGACGAACTCCCAGCCAAGACCAAGCTACCGGCAGTCGTGCCAGCAACCCCGATAGTCAGGGCACCTCCACTAACCGTAAGATTGGAGTTTCCAGAAACCTGTGAGCCGGTCGCGGCATAGAAAGCGACTTGGCCCGCCGTCCCGTTGACGACAGATCCACCGCCTGAAAGGCCGCCCCCAGAAGAAAGGCCGAAGCTCATCTCAGTAGACCGCCGAGAGTGCTTGAATGAGCGTCATGTTCACAAAGCCCGTACCGCTCTCGCTGTTCAGCACAATCCGCGCCCAGGTCGGGGGATAGGCATAATTCGATTGCTGGTTCGTCGTCGCGCTCACCAAGGCGGAATCGGGGTGGTTCACCCACGCAACACTCGCCGCCGCAACCGAATTGGTCGGCGAGCTGGGATCGTCAAGCGTCTGCTGGACCGTATAATTCACGGTCCCCGAGACCGTGCATTGGATGCCGATCTGAGACATCGCCCAGGCATCTAGGAAGATCCATTGGCTGGACGCGACCTGGCTCGTTCCGACCGAGATATTCCCAGCCGCCGCCGCAGACATCGTGACCGTCGTCAGCGTCTTGTAGTCGAGGACAGCGGAGACGGTGCTGGTGCTCACCAAGGTCAGGCTCTCGGAGATCGCATCCCCAGCCCAATTGGTTCCGGTGAGCGTCGCCACGTTGGCGCTTTCGTCCGCGGTGGTCGTGAAGAGGATCCGCCGCGCGACATCCATGGTCGCCCGCGTATAGCTCCCTACCGTCACAGTGCCGGTAACGGCGCCCGAGGGCGTCAATGACAGGATCTGCGTGTAGGTCTTCGTGCTCGCCGACGACTGCGTATTGGTGAGCGTGATCGTCTCGGTCTGAATGGCGGAGTTGATATCAAGACCAACCACGGCAACCGTGCGCGTATGACTGTCCCCGCCGCAAGTGATGTAAATGTATTGATTGGGCAGATAGGCAATCCCGCCGCTCGTCCGCGTTCCGTTGATTGTGAACGCGGCAGAGCCGGGAGACTGAGATGAACAGACCGTGCCCGCGACGGCGTTGCTCGCCGCCCCGATCAATGCCAAAGCACCACCAACGCCGTAGTTGCGTTGGGCAGTCGCGATCTTGGTGGCGCTTGCCGCGATAAGAGGACCGGCCTGCACTACGATTGGACGCATACCGTGAAGCCTCCGTTACCGGCGCATGAAAACGCGGGACATTGCCCGCGCCTCAATCGATCTGGGTGTCTTTGTGGTATTTCGGCGGCGTGCCGCTGCGCGCCGAGGAGAACGGATTCATGTCGGAACCCGCGCGCCCACCGGACTTCCGGGGCTTGCGACCGGCGTTGTGTTTCGCCGCCAGACCATGAACCGAGCCGACCATCTTCTTCTTGGTCCGCCCACCGGCCTTGCGCTCTTCCGCCTCGTTCTCGACCTTGCTCATGTTGTAACGAGCAGGCTTGTCCGACAGGTCTTCCTCGTATTCCTTGGAACCCGTCGCCGCGTCGCCGTGAGCTTCGCCGCCGTCAGCCTTCGCCTTGCGGTGATGGTGAGCCTTATGACCCTTCATTTGATCCTCCTAGCTTAGGACGGGTTGACGGCGATGCCGGACGTGGCGGCACTCGGCGCCGCGCCATCGACATAGGAATTGGCGAGAGCGTTGGTGTCGCCGAACTTCGTCATGCCGATGGTCGTGCAATCCTTGAAGGACAGCAGGCCGCCAGGAGACGCACTCGTCAGGGACGCAAGAGCCGTCATCGCAGTCGAGGTTGACTTGATGTTGTTGATGAAGGTGCAGCGTTCAAACGACTGCCAGCGGTCCATGCAGGCCGCGCCGGTCCCGAGGATGCCAAGAACACCGGCCGCGCTCGTCTGGAACGGGAACATGCAGTTGATGAAACTGTTGCGGGGCGATCCCGCCGCGAACTCCAGAGAGGCATTCGCAACCGAGCGGGTCACCGTGTCGGTGCCGATCGTGCAACCGACGAAGGTGTTCTCGCCCGTGGTGCCCGTGATCTTCAGCGAACGGGCGCTCGTGCTCGCCGCCGCAGCCGCGTCGGCAATGCCCTGAATGTCCACGTTTTCGTAGTAGTTCCGCCCGCCCGAATCGATCCAGGCGATCTGGCTGGAGCCGCCCGTCGAGAAGCCCTCGAAAACCGAGAAGTTCGCGAAGTAGCAGCCCTGCGCCGTCACCGAGATGAAGGTGCCAGATCCGAAGGTCGCCTGCGTATAGGCGCCGGTCGGAGGAGCGAAGCGAGCACGCTGCGCAACACGGGTCGGCGCGGTCATGCCGACCAGATGGCAGGCCGCCTTCGCCCATATGAGCGTCCCCGCCGTTACCGAGGGGGTGATGGTCTGAGCCAGGGCGGTCGAGAGACGCTGCGTGCCTGCCGTCGAGCCGCTGCCAACGATCACGCAAACATCGTTCTGCCCCGCCGTCATCAGGTTCTGAGCCTGATAGACCGTGGCAAGGGGGCTATCGGCAGCGCCGGTATTCCCATCCGAGCCTTGAACCGCATCCACGAAATACCAATTCCCGGTGAACAGCGGAACGCCGCTGATCCCCATGGTCGGAACGCCTGCGACTTCAAGGCCGCTCAGATGGGTGATACCCATGGACTATACCTTTCCTGTTTCGCCGCGTGCGACGCCGGGAGTTACCCGGTAGAGAGGGGAAACGACAGCCTCGCCCGAATGCCGATCGAGGTACTTGATGGCCGAGAGAAGAACGTCCCGGTCTTCGTTGGCGAGGCCGATCAGCTTGTTGCAAGCCGTGCAAAGGAGATCGCGGATCTCATTTGTCTCGTGGTTATGGTCAACCCCGAGCGCCTTCAACTTGCCCCCGCGACACTCCGTTTCCGGCTTGCCGCAGATGGCGCAGAGATTGCCCTGAGCGGCGACCTTCTCGGAGTATTCGGCGAGCGTGATGCCGTATTTGCGCTCGCGCTGCTTGGCCGAGAATACTTCTCGCCGTGCCGCACGATATTCAAGCTGGTAGGACGCGCGGCCTTCTTTCGTCCGGGAATCATGCTTTGTCGTGAGATAAAAGCCCTCACACAGATTCTCGATCCGGCAGTCTGCCCTCTCGCCATTCTGAAATCGAATCAGGCGAGGCCACGATCCACGCACCCAGAACCACGCCAGCCTTTGCGCGAGGTAGTCGGTTTTGTCGAGCCTAATGACGCGATACCCATTCGGATCAACAGAGCCAGCTTCGTGGCCGGTAAGAATACCGCGCCATTTAGCAACCCAAGTAAAGATTCCGGTGTCGGCGTCGTATGACACCAACTCCCGTAGTCTTTGCTGAGTTATCGTTTCGCGCATCAGGGGCTCCATTACTTGGTTGTATTCCACATTCTATCAAGAAGTGGGGAATGAACCAAATATTGATCTCCAATTGTAATAGCCAAAAGAGTAGCGTTCGTAGCCCTTCACCAGCAGGTTGTCGGTCACGAAATCGACCTGCATGTCCGTCTCGAACTTGATGCGCTCCATGTAGGAGAGCCCGTCGATATTGGTCAGCAGGAACCACGCATAGGACGAGGTCAGGAAGTCGTTGACCATGTAACCTTCGGGCAATCCGCCAGCGGTCTGGAAGAGCGCGTTGACGTCGTTGTCCGCCGTGCCGGGCCGAAGCTCGGTCTTGGTCAGACGGATCGCCACCGGCTCAAGCTGGGGAGGAACGACCAGCTTCCGGGCGCGGGCGAAGACCTTGAGGCCAGCCTGATCCTTGAAGTTGGTACGGACCGCGATCATGCTGTTGAGCAGCGATGCTTCGTTGAGATCCTGCGCCACCGAGGGGATGTTGGCGACCGTCGCGCCGTCGATCGGATGGCTCGCCGAGCAGAGCGCGACACCGTCACCGCCGATGTTGGCGTTGTAGGTCGTCGCGGTGTTCAGCGTGTTTGCGCCGAAGATTTCCTTGGTCTGCTGGAAGGACTCGATCAGGCCAAGGTTCGACGGGTGGAACTGGGTCTTGTAGAGGTTGTCGTCCACCGCCTTGCGGGTGATGGCGTAACCGAGAGCGATTTCCGTATGCTCTTGGTTATAGACGAACCGCTCGCCAGCACTGTTGTCGAAAGCGGTCTGGCCGCCTTCGGTCTTGAGTTGGGCAAGCCCGAGGTAGCGCATCTCAGCGGTGCGCTCCAAGGCCATCTTGGAATTGTGCTTGGTGAAGATCTTGTCGTACTGAGACGGGATCATCTCGTACTTGCCTTCAACCCCACGAAGACCGGGGAGGAGAAGGTCTTTGATGGCAGAAAGATTGACAGCCATTTTTCCCTACTCCTTAAGAGATGCCAGTCGGTCCTGCGCCATTCGAGCGCAGAAGCTGGTCGTTGAAGCCGACGACAACCCAGTTGTAGGCGGAGAGGGGGTCAGCCCCAGGTCCGCCGGGCGGGAAGTCGATCAAGCCGCGGACGATGAAGGGATAGGTGACCGTCGTGCCGAGGGCGCTCAGGTACGATCCGGACTGCCCGGTCGAGGTGTTGCCGCTTCCGACCGTGTACATCGCGTATTGACCGACCGGGGACGTAGTCCAGGTCGTCAGCGTGCCGCCGATGTTGAAAGTCGTTGAGCCGCCCTGAACCACGAACTGCGCGTTCGGGTCATCGACCACATACGCGGTGACATCCCCGCTTGCGTCGGCACCGGGCCAGTAGGAGTTCCAAACCGTCCGCTTCTGGGAAACGGAGAGGTATGTGCACCCGGTAAAGATGCCCGTGATGACCGTGGTGCTGGCGGTGCCCTGCGTGATGTAGCCCGTCGCCGTCGAAACGACCGGCTGGACAACATCGCCCGAGAATACCTTGGTCGTGTCAGTTGACGCGATCCGATAGGAGCCGACGGAGAAGGTGGGGGCTCCGCCAGAGCCGCCGAAATACTGCCTGAAACCGAACGGAGCGTTCGTATTCGCCATGACAATGGCTCCTCTTGAGAGGAAGCACCATTGTCACGCACCGGGGCGACTAGGGGCCGGGGATGAGAAATCTCCCACACCGAGGGGAGATGCCATCAGGCACAGTTAAGTTGCTACCACAGATCACACGAAAAGAACATAAGAAAGTTACATAAGTTACTTATGTTCTCATTATGAGTTGATCTGCGGGGTGACGACGACCTTCCAGCTTGCGGCTGTGAGCGATGAGAGAGCGGCGGTCGAGCCGTTCTGGACGTAGAAAAGCCCACCACCACCGATGGCAATCGACGTGTTCGTAGCGTCCGCCATGATTGTGACGCCTTGAGACAGAGGATCCTGCGCGCCCGATTGGAAATAGAGCCGCTGGCCGACCGTATATCCGGCGTCGATGACTAGGCATTCAAGATAGAAGGACACTTCATCAGGGATCGCGCCGAGACCGTGGGCCTGTACGGTGATCGTTCCTGCCACCGCAGGATTCTTGATACATTGGGTTCCGTAACGCGGCAGGATGGGAACCACCGAGGAAGCCCAACCGGTTCCGGTCGATGTAAGCACATTCCCCGACGTGCCGGGCGCGATGGCGACAGCGTTCTTGGACCCGTCGAGTACAAGAGCTGCGCCAGCGGAGAGTGCGGCGAAGTTCGCGCCCGTGTTCAGCGTAAGAAGACCACCGAGGCCGAGCGTCCCCGTAACCGTTTCATTCCCCGTGACCGTCACGTTGCTGCCGAAGGTCGCGCCCGAGGCGGCCAGAAGATCCATGCCAGCAAGAATGGTTGCTGCCGAAACCACGGGGGCCATCGCGGCTGAAATCTGGGACTGGTTCACCGCCTGGGCGACATTCGTCCCGTTGCAGAAGAGGATCGACGTGCCTCCCTGGACGGTCGTGACCGATGTTCCGCCGCCTGCCGAGGCAAGGACGACATTGAATGCGCCGGTCGTCGTGTTGACCACGACCCAAGAGCCACCGACGCCTGAAGGGATCGAGTAGGTGACATTCGCGGTGAGAACGCCCGAGATCGCGAGGATGAGAGATCGATAGTCCGCTGCGGCAAGCGTGGTGGTCCCCGTCAGGCCCGTAACCACCAGGGAAGTGGTGCCTCCCAACGCCTTGTCGAGAATGTCCGAATTGCTGTTAACGGGAACTTCCCATGTATCGACATCGTCGTTATGGGCGGGTTTCTCGATGCGCTTGTTGGTGGTGTAGGATGAGGCCATGACGAAGGGATCCTCGGAGAGGATGCGCCATCGTCGTCCACCGGGGAGACTTAGGAGCGGAAACTTGCGGGCCTCTCCGCCGAGGAAAGGCGACGAATATTAACACGAAACCCGCCTGGGATTAAGACTGGCTATTGGGGCTGGATCAAAGACAACAGAAACACCAAGAACCAACAGGCCCCAAATCCATACAGGCTACAGAACACGAACTTTGCGATCCCCATGACCGCAGCAGAAGCAAAGGGTATTGATTGGACAATCTTACCCAGAACGAAGACGACGCCCGCAGCCACGAAAAACAGCGGATAATGGGCGAACAGTCCAACACAGACGAACGCGACAGCAAACAACGCCGAGGCTTTTCCTATGCCATCGACAACCTGATCTGATGTGTTCATTTGCAACGTGCCTCCGCATACAAAAATGGCACGTTCCAGAGAGTAGTCAATGTCCCAATCAGATCGCTTTATTGACCACCGCCAGGGCGTGAGCGACCATGGTGTCCGAACTATCAAGCAAGGGCTCCGTTCGCTCGCCGAGCCGCTTGCGCGACGCATCAGCCGCTCTGACAAGTTTTGCCGCCTCGGCCTCGTGGTTGACCCGCTGAACCTTGCCACCGGTCGCGCGCTGGATACGACCACCGGTATTTGCCTCGCCACGCACAATGGCCGCATAGACCTTCTTGCGGATCTCCGGGTTCATCATGTCGATCCGGTCGTCCGCGCGAACGCCGAGCGCCGATGCGACACGGGCGATTGAGGCGCGGACAGATGCGGCCGGATTGTCTTCGTAGGGGGACCACTTCGTGACGACCTTCTCCGGCGTATCGCGCCCCATAGATCCGTAGCGGCGAAGAAGCCCATCCCCCGCAGCGTCCCCATGGGCCTGGGATTGGAATCGGGCGAAGCGGCCATCACCGCCAGCATAGCCCGGTTGGGATCGGGCATACGGCCCATCCTCGATGTTCGCCGGATTGTTGTTCCTCATGTTCCGAGGCAATGCCGCCCCCGAAAGGACGGGCTTCTGCGTCTGCACAGGAAGAACCTGCGGCCGCTGCTGCGTGGGGGAATTTGGTTGCTGCTGCTCATGCGTCAGCGCCGCCCCCTGATAAGCTAGGTCGCCTCTTAACGGCGTTACTTGCCCCGGCAATCTTGTTGCCTGCCCAGCGCGATAATTGAGTTCCCCCATAATGCGGGGGGAACTTCCAACGAGACTAAGAGGCAATGCCGGATGAACCATGAAAGCGGCGATAGCGGCGGGGGTCTCGAAAAATCCGCGCAAGCCGCCGGGGAGTACTTCGCTTAACGCACGACCGGTCAGCATCGGGATAATTGTGGGATCTTTTGCCGCAAGCGCAGCGATCAAATTGCCTGGATCGCCCTTTTTGTATTGCCGCAATATCTTGACCATCTGTCCGCTTGCCGCCGCCGCATTGCCAGACTTGCCAGCACCAAGGCTTGCCCGGAGATCCTTCAGCTGCTTTGATGCGTCCTGATACTCTTTCATAATCGCGGCGTAGCCGGGATGCTTCTTGGTAATTTCATCGAGAACAGCGTTATACATCGCCGTTCCGACCCAGCGTTGAGACTGATTCGGGCCTGCGCTATCGATCACGGAACTGATGTTTTTCTTGAGGCCGTCGAACCCCTCAAGAGTATGATGTGTCGATCCCGGTAGTGACGCTTGCCGGTTTGCTATTTCTGCCACGATTTTGTTGTAGGCGGGGATTGCCTCGGGCACATTTTCGACGACCCTTCCGAATTGGTCAGTCGCGTAAATTTCGTTTTTGATTTTGGACACGGCGTCATTAATTGGCCGCCAATCCAGAGCGGGCATCGTGCCGGGGGCAGCACCCTTCACTCCCTCTCGCCTCGCCTGCTTGACATACGCGGCACCTCTGTCGTCGGCGATGTCTCTAATCCCATCATCGACCTTATCAACGAGCGTGTAGCCTGATGTCTTGTCTTTGACGCCCATCCGGAAGGCTTCTTTTACAACCGGATCCGAAGAAGCGCCAAATTCACCAGCCAGCTTAAATGCGTTAGCATCCACGCCCGTCCCCGCAGCCTGGAAGTGAGGGACAACCGCTTTGACCAACTTCTGCGGCAGGTATGCCCCGACCTTCGCCACTCGCCATACGTTTTGAATCGGATCAACCGCCGATCCCACGCTGCCCGCGACCCGCGCGGCCTTGCCAATCAAGCCGGGAGCGCGGCCAAGAGCCAGTTGCCCGCCTGACGCCACGGTGCTGAAATCCATAAGCACCGAGACCGGATCATTGGCGATGGCCTTCTTCAGGCCCCCCGGCTCAAAATAATTGCTGAAATGTTCGCCTATCGCGTTTGCGGCAGCCTCATCTGTGGCTTTCTGCTTCGGATCCTGCTGCGCGCCGAAATAACCGGAAACCTTGGAGCCAATCCCCGTTCCGATCTGCCCGATGGCCTTCGCCGTCTCGATGGGATGGGCAACGGTATCATAAACCGCGGACAGTTCTTTCCTGCCACTCTTGCCGAAATTCCCGATGGCCGAGTTGAGGACGGGGCTCCAGCCCATCTCGGCGTAGTTGGTATCGTCACCGGGTTCCGGACCGACCTTTGGTGGTGGCTTATTCCCGCCGGGTGGTGGCTTGGTGTTCCCCTGCCCTGGCACAAACGCAGCAAGTGGCCCAAGGTCGTCGTCGCCACCGGCAACCTCGGAAACAGGGAGTGCGGCAGGGCTAAAACCAGCAAGCGGCCCGAGGTCGTCGTCAGTGGTGTCCATGACTAATCCGCCCTGAAATACCGGCTCATGCCACTAAGCCCGTAATGTTTGGTGAACCAATTATCGATCTGTCTAGGTGACGCTTCACCGCGGCGCATACTCTCCAGCGCCTTTGCCCCGTTCCCAGACGGGTCCAAGATGAGGTTGCCGATGATCTTGGTCTCGCGCTGATACCGATCGGCCTGGGCGCGTTCAAAGTCGGTTGCTTCGTTCATAACAGAGCCATTAGAGGTGTCGGCATCGTCCTTGTATTGGCGCATATGGATCGCGCGGTCGATGGTCCGCTGCCTCGCCGTCATCAATTGAGCCGCAAGCTCCGCCGCTGCGGCTGGTGGCATGTCAAGGCTCGGGTATGTGCCCATGAGGACTTGAATGGCGGAGATGGCGCGCTGATCGCCGCCATTCGCCAGGAGGGCCGCTTCCAGCGTGCGAACCTTGTCAACTATCGCCTTCTGCTCGTCCTGTTCCCCGAAAGGAGCGTTCAACCCCATGGCTCGGGCGAGCGTATTGAGCACGTTCGTCGCCGCCGCGCGGCCGCTAAAGGATGCGCCAGGAGTTCCGAGCGCGGCGTTTTGGTTGGCGCTCGCGATCTGACTGACCGTCTCCAGCATCATGGGGCGACCTTGGCGGCCAATATCCGCCGCCTGCATCACTTCGCCGTAGGTCTTGTCGCTCAACGCCTGCTGTCCGGGGCCCATCGGAATTTCCCGAAGCGCCGATTGACGGGATTTGTCGTCATAGGTAACGCCGGGGGTGACTGTCGGCGCCTGTGACTTCGGGGCGTAGCTCTGCGCGCCCGGAGTGGTCTGATCGCCACCCGTTGGGATTCCTCCGCCTGTCGCACCCGGCCCATCGCCCAGAACTTGGATGCGTTCTCCGGCGCGGGTTCTCTCATAGAACTCGTTATTGGACATATAGACAGGGTTCCCGGTGGCGGGATCACGGACCAAGGTCTTCTGACCGATGGGCGGGGTAATGGATCCTTTGACATTGGCGAGACGGAAGCCCTGTGTCTGCGCCTCAGACTGTTCCCGCTTCTGCATCTGGTTCTGGACGCCTTCATAGGCTTGAGCGCCAGCACCAAGACCTTGTAGAGCGGCTGCCCATCCGTAACGGCTCGGGCTCGAGGCCATGGCTCCAATGCCGGTGAGGATCGGGATGATGCCTTTCTCGCTCGTCACGAAATCGCCGAGTTGAGAAAGGAATCCAGGCTTGTCCGAATGCGGGGACGCACCCGCAGCCAGCGGTCGAGATACCGGGCGTTCTGCGCCACCAAGACCGGAAGACTTTTCAAACGGCGGGACGAAGAGCGCACGAGGGGCGGGAGCGTTTTTCGCAACCGGAGGCGCTGCAACGGGCGGCTCTTTCGTCGGCGCTGGAGAATCGCGTGCCGGGGCTGGCGCTGCAACGGGCGGCTCTTTCGTCGGCGCTGGAGAATCGCGTGCCGGCGGCCCTGTGAGTCCATCTTCACGGCGCGCGCGCGCGTCGGCACGGCTTCGTTTCGCATCATCCGCAAATTGTTGCTGCCAATCTGTGGGGCTAGGGTTCACCGTGGTCGAATCGATAGCCTCCTGCGCGTCGCGGCGCTGACGATCCGCCTCAGCGGCTGCGGCGGATCGCTCGCTATACGATGGGCCGATGGGATCGAAGAGACGCCATGGTCGAGGGGCTTGAGTTTCGGGGGACGCGTCAGGATCCACATCCCCGCCGTCATCATATCCATGACGAACGAGCCCGCCCGAATAGCGGTTGATCCGTCCGCCCCGGTTGCTGTTGCTCAACCCGCCATAAAGCGCGCCGCCAACACCACCGATGACAGCACCCCAGGGACCGAACATCGCACCCGAAGTCGCGCCGGTCATGGCACCCTTCATCGCACCACCAGCGGGATCCTTGGGCTGGACCTTCGGAGGAGGGGCCGACTTCAGACCGCCATGATCTGCACCACCATTGCCCCCACCTTCATCTTGCGGCACATAAGAGGTGTCACCGTCTTTCAGCGCATAGGGGTCTACGTCTCCGCCGCCGGCGTAGCCGTGGGGAACAAGGCCCCCACGCTTCCAGCCGCCGAAGCCGCTCGTCGGCCCGCCGCCCATGACGCCGCCCATCATGCCACCACCGCCTTCATCGGCGAGGCTGGCATCAATATCGGCGGCGCTATCGGATTCGGACCCGATCAGGTTGCCGCTGTTGTCGTCGTTGAAGCCCTTCTTTGCGGTGATGTCATCTTCGTTGGGCTTGTTCCACCAGTCCTTGAGATCCTTGTATCCTTGGTATCCGCTCTTGGCCGTGCCCGCGAACTTCCGAGCCTGATCCGCACCATCCATGACTTGGGAGGCGGTGCTGGGCTGCGCCTGCGGCAGGTACTTCGATGTGACCAGATCGCGTTTCGGGCCGGAAGAAATGGCGATCCCATGCGGGCCACCAAAAATCTGCGCACCGCTAAGGCCGCCCTTCCCATACATCCCCTGTTGGCGGGATAGGATGTCGGAATAGACCGCTGGGTCATAACCAGTGACGCCACCCGAGGCGTAGCCCTCGCCAGACCGGGAGAGCGTCACCGTTCCGCCATCCGCCGCAGGAACTAACCCGCCACTGGCATAATGCCCCTTATTCGCCGCGGGGCGTGTCGCTTCATCGTAATCGACGGTCTTATAGCCAGATGCCAACCCGACAGCATGCGGATGATGCTTTTCGACATCCTGCGCCACGAGGCCGATCTGTGTCTTGGGCGAGCCCTTGTAACGGAAACGGATGATCTTCTGCCCGTCGAAGGTCTTGCCGATCTCCTGCACGTCGTCCTTGAGACGGATGTCGGAGAATGCGGCGCCGGGAGTGGTCGTGTTTGTGGTGCTGCCCGAAAGCGCGCCCGTACCCTCGGCGATGTTGGCGAGGAATTGCGACACTTGGAACGGGTAGCCCTGCTCCTGAAGGAATTGGTTGTAGAGAGCCGACAGGCCCGCCTGCTGGGTCTGCTGCTCCGCCGTGCCTGCTGCGAGTTGAGCCTGCGCCCCGGTAAGCGCCGCTTGCTGGGATGTAGTTCCCAATCCTGCGATCTGTTCACCCGCTTTGGTCAATCGGGCAAGGTTCTGCTGCCGAGCGCCGAGGTCAACGCCCTGCTGCTGCTGGGCTGTGCCAAGAGCGGTGTTGTAGCCGGTGTTCAGGAGTTCCGCGTTTCTCTGAGTGTTGGCGAGGTTCTGATTATAGGCGAGATTCGCCTGTGCAACTCCCGCTCGATCTCCGCCAAAAGCGCCCGCCTTGATCGCCTCGCCCTTAAGCCCCGAAGCCTGGATCTGGTTCTGCTGGTTCTCACCCGCCAAGGTCGCGGCATAGACATCGCCCAGGAAGGGGGAGAGGTATTGATTGATCGCTCCCGCATTGATCTGGCTTGGATCGGCGGACTGAGCGCCTGAAACGGTTAGACCTGTCGCCGCGTTGTAATAGGGCTGCGCCATCCCGCTGGCAGCGTTCGTGTTGTTGACGCCCGCGACCTGCGTTTCCGTCAGAGGGGCCACGAAGGCGTTGGGATCCGCGCTATACGACTGGAACGGCGCTGAAGCAGTATCTTCCGCTCTGGCGTTGACCGAGTTGTATCGCGCCAGAACGTCCGGCGGGATCTGGACCTGTGAGGTCGATTGTGTGGTTTTGCCGCCCATTTTCTGGCCCTATCCGTGAGCGACGGCGGGGACAAGAGCCCCTTGACCCGTCTTGGCGTTGTGAAGGAAGAAGCCGCCCGCAGGGGGGCCGAAGTGTCGCTCGTAAAGGCGCAGTTTCGCATCCGTCCGGGCATTGCTCAGGACGCCGATAACCAACGGCAATTCCAGCTTGTCCGAGACATGCTTGGAGAACTCGCAGAGGCGACTTGCCCGTCCGCCCTTCGCGCTGCGGAAATCCGGATGGACGAAGATCGCCTTCTCTTCCAGAACCCGCGCTTTCGAGTACCACATCTTCCCGATTCGCAGGAGGACCGCACCCTCGGGGGCCTGACCCGGTACGCCGATCACGCCCATGATGCCCGCGTCGAGATTGAGCGCGGGCCAGATGTCGTTCAGCATCTCGGCGGGATCGGAATCGACGAAGCCGTTTTCCTTACTCGCTGCGATGGCGAGGCCCATGACCCCGTCAACATCGTCGGGCGTACCAACCCGCAGGTTGATGGCGGGGGCATTTGATTTGACGAGTGCGATGGCTTGCATGGTCAATCCTTCTTCGGCGGGGGTAGACCCTGAAGGGTCTTCACCGTCTTGCCGCGCATCTGTTTGACGAAGTGGTCGAGAATGGCGTGACCGTCATCCATGTTGCCCTTGCCGATTCGGGCGACATCGCGGGGATGGATGACGAACTCTCCTCCAGCGGCGATGATAGGAACGGGATCGGCGGGCGGCTCAACGGGGTGGCCGCGAGCGTAGCCGTGATAGACCTCGCCGCCGGCAGCCCTCGGCACACTCACCCCATAGGGCATGGGAGCGTACTGGTCATAGGGAGCGCCGCCGCCTGGGGAGGCGTTTCCATAAGTTGGCTGCGCGAACATATCCTTTGCCACTTTAAAGCCCGCCATGGTGTTGCCTTCGCCCATGGCGGAGATGATGTCGGCGGGCAGGACATAGGCCCCGGCAGGAACGTGCATCGGAAGGTGATCGGTGCGACCGGCGACGGCGGAATGGATCGGGCCGGTGTGGGTCTTGACCTTTGTGCCACCAGCCTGGACGCGCTCCTTCGGCTCTAGGGGTTCGCCCGGGGCGAGGCCGCCAGCAACTATGGGGCCGCCGCCTGCCTTGGTGATGTCAGGGTCGTTCGGGTCAAATGCCCCGTTGTTGCCGGTGGCGGACTTGATCTGGTGAGGGTGGAGGGGGATATATGTCGGTATCTCGTCACTCCCCAGCGGATCGCTAGCGATCACGCCATCATGTCCAGCTTTCTGTAGCGCATTCCTCACCGCAGGGATGTAAAGCAAGTCCAGATGATGATCCCCATCATACGGGCTGTGTTTTGGAATATCTCTGCTGTGAAAACTCCAGCCGTGTGTGCTGTCTTTCACTTCAGTATGAACGCCCGCCTTCTTGGCAAAATCAATCAACTTAAAAGCACCCTCTTTGCTTGTGGCATTCAAGGGGTTCTTCATTGAAAGATGGACTGGGGCGATATGAGGATTATCTCCACGCTCTTGTGCATACCAATTCGCGCCATGCGGAGCGGAGGTGAAGAACGCGGGCATCTTGAACGTGCCGCGATTATCGACGCCGGTCCCGTGATAAAGCACTCGCGGCACATCAGGATGGTTCCCCGCCATAAACCTATCAAGGTTCGCTGGCGTATCGTTGGACGCACCTCCGCTTGCCCTCGGCTTCCTCGCGATCCGCAATGCCGATGCGATGGCTTGATCCCGTGATACTGTCATCCCATCACCCCAGCGAATATGTGACGTTGACGGATTGCCCCGTGCCGGGCTTGATCACAAGACCGTTCATAAACAACGCCCCCACCGGGAATACGCCGGTCGGCACCAGCGGCGAATCCGCTGTGTATCCAGGGTAGTTCGGTGTGGCGCAGAGCGCGTTCGCTGCCGTCGCGGTCGCCACGGTCGCCGCGTCGTGGATCGTGCCCGTCAGCCCCTTGACCGTAATCGAGTAGTTCACCAGCCGCCCCGAGCCCGTTGTCACCAGTGTGCTCGCCGTCACCGTCGCAGAGGTGTTCGTCCCTTGGCCGTATTGGATGATCTGCCGCAGGCCCGATAGCGCGGTGACGATATTCTGCGCGGAAGTCAAAATATCTGTGATGCCTGCCATCAGAATTTCCCATCCGGCTGATAGCGGTATCTCGTGGCACCCATCCTCCAAAACGTCCCCGCGTCCATCCCCGAAACCTCGATCGCTAGCAACCGCGCGCGGAACCGTGGAGTGATGAACTGCGTGGCCTGGGTCAGCGTGTACGGCCCGTAGGCGGTCGGCGTGTCGCCCGGATAATCGGCCACATAGAACGTCAACTGCACCGAGGCGTTCTGCGTCCCGCCGAACGTCCCCCACTTCATATCGGGCCACACCTGATCGATGAAGCTCTTCACATCCGCTTCACTGAGCGCCGCATAGCCGGTCTGGAACGACGGCAGCATCGGCGCGGTATCATCGTCGTAGCCTTCCTCGTGCTGGTAGATGTACCCCGCACCCTTGGCGCCGATCGGAGGACCGAACACAGACTGGTTAATCCATGCCGTCCGCTGGAGCGTTCCGTAGTCCCAAACGCCGAGGACGGTGTTGTATTTGACGTACTTCTGCACCTCGCCGGTCGTGGTCGTCGGGTAGTACCAGGAGATCTCGTTGAACCGGCTGTTCGGCGCGATGCGGATCTTGTCGGTGTTCGAGGTGTCAAGATCCTGAAAGATCACGTCCCAGATTGGGCAGGAGATCGGCTGAACCCCATCGCCCGCCAGCATGAAAAACTGTGACTGGCTCATCCAATAGACGACGCCGTTCACCGACGCCGCAGCCTTGGGGCCGATGAGCCCGCAGCCGTTGCCGATCTCTTGAAAGCTGTAGACGAACGGCTGCCCGATATACTGCATCGACCAGATGCCGAGGTCGGTCCATACAAGCCCCTGCTGCGGCCCCTGAAGGCACTGTACGATCTTGGAGCCCCGAGGGATGCGGAACGACCCGGCTTGGTTCGTCACCAGCGCAATCCATTGGCCGGGATCCTCGATGTCGCACCAGCGCAGGAGCAGCGGGTCCTGGATGCCGTTGAACGTCGAGCCCCAGGCGATGATCTGGCGCTGTGGCATGGCAACGAACGCGCCGTGGTTCACCGATGGCCCTGCGGATAAGATCGTGGCGACCGGCTGGCTGATGGTCGGATCCCACGAGAATATCGGGCCGTTCGGGTAGTTCGCGATCAGGAGGCTGCCGAAGTTGTCAAGCGTCCAGTCGGTGACGGGTCCGACCGCCGTGCCGGGATTCGCGGAGATCGCGGTGCCGGAACCAAATCCGCCGACGCCGAACCCGCCGACGCCGAAGCCCGTGCCGAGGGGAAGCGGGCCGATGCCGATATAGTAGAGATACCGGGCGTTGCCGCCATTCATATAGCTGGGGCCGGCCGAGGACGTGGCGGCAAGGGCCGCCTGAATAGTGAACGTATCGGCGGTCGGGACAGTGACTATCGTATAGTTCCCAAAGATCACCACACCACCCACGGTGGTCGAGACCAGCGCCGCGAAGTCATCGCCGACCTTGAACCCATGGGCTACCAGCGTCACCGTGACGATTGAAGAACCGCTAACCGTCGTAAAGCCCGGTACAGCGCCGCCCGTCATGATCGATGCTGTTGCGAGTGCAGGCTGCCCTAACAGGTTGTAAGTATAGATGTTGTAGGTGTTCGCTCCGACCTGTTCGCAAGGATAGAGCCCGAACAGGATAAGACCGCCGACGCTGATCTGCGTCTTGATGAACACCGTGTCGTAGCTCGTGATGTTCGAGCCCGCGTCGGTGATCGTCACCAGATTGGTGTTGATGGTCGTGGTCGCGCTGACCGCCACATTGTCCGTCGCCGAGCGCGGGGTGATGTCGTAAAGGACACTGCCGCTGATGACGGCGAGTTGCGATTCCGCCCCCACCGCCAGCCATAGATTGTTGTTGATGTCCGCCCAGGCCCATAGGTTGCGAACGATCGAGGTAATGGTGGATGAGAAGAACTTGACCCACCCGCCGAGCTTCTGGACGAGCGCGCCGCCGCGCCCATCGGGCATGAAGCGGATGAGTTGCGAGGTTGAGACCCCTACCTGATTCAGTGTCGGGGTCATGTTTTGATTTACCCCCGGCAGCAATTTCAGCATCGCGTGAGGCATGCATCACCCCCGCGACGGGGTGGCGACGGGGGCCGGGGACATAGATGTCCATCCGCCACTGGCGAACTTCTTCCTCTGTTCTTCAACACCGGCAGATTTGAGGAGAAGCTGATATTGGTTCTCGTATGATTGAGCCATCTGAGGGTCGTCGGCTTGCCGTCCCCAATTGCGCTGATAGCCCGACACATAGATCATCGACGCCATGATGAAGAGGTCGGGGAAAAGGCTCGATATGACCGTAGTCGTATTGGAACTACTGAGCGACTGCGGGCGGATGGTTCCGACAACTTCCGCCGTGTAGTTCGCATCCGGCCAAGGGCCAACAATGAACGTGCTCTGATTGATCATCGCAAAGAGCGTCGGGAGCCCCGATCCGGAACTGCTCGACCAGACGAAATCCAGATATTCCTTGGTCGCGGGGATGAGGGGATTCCGCGCCCCTTGATCGGGATTTGTCGTTCCGGACGGGGTGATGATGTTAACCTGCTGAAGCGTCACGAAGTCGCCTGCGGGAACCGAGACGGTCCGCTGATATGGCGTCATCGTATAGGTCGCGGAATCGACCGTCGAAAGCAGATCGAGATCCCGGTAAATCCGATTTTCCGCATAGGTGATCATCTGCGGGAGGATGGTGACGAACGCCGTGTCTGTGGACGAGACAACGGCCAGCGTCGCGATCTGCGTCACATAGGTCGTGTAGGTCAGGCCCGTGGTCATGGCGTTACGTCACCCTTCCCGATCAACCGGCAGGTATTTCAAGCGGCTCGTAGGAGTGCCGAATCTTCGCCAGCGGTGCGTCCTTGTTCTGCCGCTCGAAGGTGCCTTCCTTGGCGACCGCAAGCTGCTCCTGCTTGGTCCGTACCTGATCGCGCGCATGCTTGTCATCGGCCGCCCTGAAACGAACGGTGATGCTCTCCGGGCGCTCCATCAGGATCATGCCCTTGCGTTCGATGATCGCGTGGCGGTTGCCCGACGGCATCATCTCGGGATGCCGAGACGCGGGGACGGGCTCCCAGCCGGTGCGGGCGAGTTGCACCTGATAGGACGGGTCTTCCTTGCCGAGAAGCGTGTGGCGCTTCCATTCGTAGGTCCAGCCAGCGGGGATGGCCGAGGGATCGACGTAGAAATCATCCGTTCCCGTGCTGATCTCGCCGAGATGATCGAGAATCGCCGCGGCGCGCTTTTCGGCGGCAACACGCGGGTCTTCATCGCGCATCACGCGGCGCATCGCGGGGCGTTCGGGGGCTTTGCTCTCGACATTCGAGGCAATCTCGATGGTGGCTTCGGTGCCTTCGACCGGAGCGGTTTCGATCTTCTTGCGACGGGGGCTGCGGCGGGTCGGCTCTACGATTGCGTCGTCCATGGGAACTCCTTTCGATTAGTGGATTTTGCCTTCGCGCTTCAGGGCTTCCTTGTTCTTCCAGTAGTCGATCTCGGTCATGCCCATCATGTCGGCCATCTCCTTCTCCTGACTGGAGAGGCGGACGACACCGGGGCGTTGACCGTTCGGCGTGCCGGAACGGGTCACGGGAGCGGCGGGAGGGGGTGTTCTGCGAGCGGTCGGGGCCGAGGCTTCCGACATCGGGGAATCGTCCTGCTGCACATCGTTGCGGCGCGTGACTTCCTGCTGACCGAGGCCCAACCGGCTTTCGATGAACTGGAAATACTCGTCGGTATCGACGGAGAGGCGGTCGTCCATCGCGTCTTCATGCGCCCGGATCATCTTGCGATTGAGCCGGGGGTCGCGGACGTATTCGGGATGCGAGCGCACCCAGGATGCCGACCGCGGCGTCAGACCGGAAGCCAACTGCTCGACCGGATCGGAATGAAGAACGGGCGGCGGCGCGTTACGCTTCCGCTCGATGTGCTCCTCAAGCGCGAACTGGCCGTTTTCAAGCTGCGCTTTCCGCGTGGCGAGGATCGCGATTTGCTCTTGTGCGTCGGCCATGGCGTCGGCGTCGCCGTTTTGGAGCGCGGTCCTCAGATTGGCCTTGTGGATGGCCTGCTGCTGGGCGGTTTGCTCGAGCGCGCTGCCGATCAATTGAAGATTGGTCTCGTCAACACTGCCCGTCGCCTGCCGCGCCGTGGTTTCAGCGGAATACGCGCGCTTTTCGGCGTCGAGACGCCCCTTGCGCTCATCTATCGCCTCTTGGTTCTTCGCCTCAAGCTGCCGCGTCAGGGTATCGAGGCTTTCATCGACGGTCGGGGTGTTATCGGTCGTGTTTTCGTGCTCGACAACGACTTCCGGCGCCGTTTCGACGATGATTTCGGGTTCTTTTTCCAGAACAGAGGTTTCGGTGGCGTCCATCTGCGTTCTCCTCACCAAACCCGGTCGGGATGGTCGATGCGGCCCTTGACCGCGACATCCTCAAGCATCCGGCACGGGACTTCGCTGCTCCTGCCGTTAATCCTGGCCGGGAGATCGAGCCGCCAACCGTCCGAGGCGCGGAACAGGATCCAGTCGCCCACATCGACCTTGATGCCGTTGAACCAGTTGCCATCCGAAACAAAGGCCGATGGCCCCGTGCGGATGACGAGCCCGACCTTGGACTGATGCCGGTCTTCCGCGAGGTTCTGACCGGGGAGAATCAATCCGCCGCTGGTCTTCTCCGGGCGTTCGTAGATCGCCACCAGAACGAGGTTGTTGAAGACCTCGATCTTGGAGGTGTCGCCGAGCCTTTCGAGAAGCGCGTCGCGGGGGTCAACGGTGTGCAACATCTTCAATGCGGGCATTTGATCTCCTAGATTGTCTGTTGATCCGTCTTTCTGCCTTCGATCTCCGCGATGGCTTCCCCGATGAGTTCGGAAGCCTCGCGGAGCCCTAAGATCCGACCGCACATCTGGCGATAGTGGCCGAGGTCGGAGTGTCCGATGGTCAGGCTCTCTTTGAGAAACTCGACCTGCTCGTTGATCTTGCGGGTGAGAACCTGCCCAACTCTGGTGTCATAGGTCAGCACTGCCGATTACCGCTTGTGCGCCTGGATCTCGGACTTCTCCAAACGACCCATACCCCCAAGGCTTCCCGCGTCCATGTCCTTATAGGAGCGGTAGGTGCGCCCTCCGGACTGGCGGGGCATCGGCATCGGCATCGGCATGGACATCGGAGGTGCCGCACCAACGGGGCTCGGCATGGCAGCGGGAGGCGCGCTGATGCCGCCCATCTGCGGGGCCATCGTCGGCGGGAGAACCGGGATCGGCATGGCCGGGCGCGGCGGGGGCTGCATCGGGGGCTGTCCGGCCGGTTGATTCTGGCCGGGCTGCGCGATGACGATGTTTACGTTCATCTTGCCCTTGCCGGTACGCCCGCCCGAGGCCTTGGCGATCCGGCCGCCAGTCGGGCGAGTGCCTCCGGTGTAGTTCCCGGCTTTCCCGCCCGAAGCGCGGCAGGCTTTGCAGTCGCAATCGGTGCCGTGTGATGCCTTCCCGCCACGAGCGCGCTGCCCGGTTCCCTTGACGCCCATAGCATCCCAATCGGGGTGACCTTCGCTTGTCATCTTGCTGACATTGGGAAATGTTTTCCGAGTGGCGGCGGCGTTCCGCTCTCGATCAGTCTTTTCGTTCATTCGGTCGAGGATTTGGCGCTGTTCCCATTCCGGAGCCTTCCCGCCTCGCGCGCGCAGCGCCTTGCCGCCGTTCTTCATCGCGCCGCCACCACACTTCGCGGCAGGCTTCAGGTCGGCCTTCTTGACCATCTTCTTGATGAGCGCCTTGTCCTCGGCTTCATCGGAATGCTTCGCCTTCCCGCCCCGCATCTTTCCTTCGGCCTCATCCCAGGGGTCGGGAGTGCCTTCATCAAAAAGCCTGCCGGGCGGATTGGTCGCATGATATTGGGACTCACCTTTGGCAAATCCCTTAGAACGCTGGGCCCTGTAGTTGTTGCGCTCGATATCATCCATCTCGCGCGTTTTGTTTTGTGTATCGACCGTCTCGCCAAGCGACCGGCCACCAGCCAATCGCTTCTTGCGCGCCTCGCCGCCCTTCTTGTAGGGAAGCGGCGTGCCCTTGGAGCCCTGGAAACTCATGCGCGCCGATCCGACGCCGCTGCGGTTTCCGGCGTCTGTTACGCTGGCTTCGGCGAGGGCGCGGGGATCGACCATCTGTCCGCCGAACATCTTGCCGGGCCGACCGCCGTTCTTATACCCGCCGATATGGGGCTTGCCCTTCTCGGCATTGGCGGCCTTCACGTCGCGGTTGATGTAATCGTTCGCCGATCCACCGGACTTCCGGGGCTTGCGATCTGCGCGGGTCGCGGTCTTCTCGCCGGATGCCACCATGCCGACCTTCCCGCCACGGCGATAAGCGCGCGGAGAGATCGGACGCAGGCCCGTTGCCTTGTCCGCATTCTCAGGCTCGGACGGCGTCCAACTCGACGCATCGACCTTTTCAGCGTTGTCCGCGCCGGTCATACGGCGGGCCTTGTCCTTCATCGCCTTGCGGGCGGCTACCGATGCTTCCGACATGGCGTTTAGCTCCTTCGTGGAAGAAAGATGCGGGCAATCCTTCCCGCGAGTTCGTGAGGGGGGATTCCGTGGTCGTGGGCGAGATGAGCGAGGTCGGTCGCGATGACGTGGAGCGCCTTCAGGACGACGGGATCTACAGCGCCGCCAGAGGCTCGATGCAGGGGGATGTAGCCGCCATTAGCATACCCGCCGAACCCGCCAGTTCCGCCGCCGCCATCGTCGCCGCCCATGCCCATGCCCCAACCACCGGGGCCGTCGCTGCTGCCTTGGCCGGGGCCACCGCCGCCGCTATCAGCACCGCCATAACCGCCGTCGTAGGTACCGGAATTGTTTTCGGCCTGTTGAGCGTCCGCGCTATGGCTATCTGCGTTGCCCTTGCCGATAGCCGCCGAGGCACCGCCATCGAAGCCACCGTGGACGCCCATCATGCCGAGCGCCGACTGGATGCCGCGTCCGACCGCGTCGTTGTTGCCGAAGGCAAGGCCCTCCATGCCGTGATCATCGGCACCGTTGACGCCTTCGCCCGATCCCATTGCGGGGGTTGTGGGCGAACTGCCCGGAGGTAGAGGGGCGATCACCCCTACCGGATCTCCCGGCTTCGGCAGCGGCGGGATCTTCACAACGCCAGGCGACCGCAACGCGGTGGGGTTCGTCGCGCCCGCATGAACATTGGGCGGAAGCCGGTTGGCCGCCGATCCCGCTCCAATGGTCTCCAGAACATCTCCCGGCCCGAGCGCGTTGAACGAGCCGATCGAACTCAATCCGCCGCCGATATCTTTGCCGGCGCGCGCAATGCGGAGCGCGGCCCTGATCGCCTGCTGTTGATCACGCATTGGGGTAACCCTTTCTAGGCGCGATGGATTTGGATGCGGCGATCGCGCTTGAGATGTGCTGCGCGGCGAGCGCCTTGTCCTGCATCCCGTGGTCATGCACCCGGTCGTCACGCGACCGCATCTCTTCCACGATGATCTTGGCCCGCTGGATCGCGAGATCCTTCTCCCGGTCGGCGTTTTGGCTGTGCGCGTCCAACTCGTTGTTCCGAGCCGTCACCTCAAGCTGCTTCGCCTTGGTCTCGGCCTCCATGGCCTTGATCTGGAGCTCGTCGTCGGACGGACCCTTGCTGACAGTCGCGGCGCCCAAGCCGGGGGCCGGGGCCATCGCCTGCTTTGCCTTGGTCTGGGCATCCAGCATGCGGGCGTTCGCGGTGATCATCTTCGATTGGGATTCCGCCTGCGCCTGGAGCAATTGCGGAGGCGGTGAGGCTTGGGCGGACGGCGGTGCCATGAACTGCTGCGGGTTCGACCAACCCAGTGCCTGCAACGCGACCATGTCGATGGCGATGGGGTCGTAGAGGCTCGGCTGGGCCGCCTGGAGTTGCTTCAGCCCCATCACCTTCATAATGCGCTGAGTGTGCGACGCGGTATTGGGATCGGCCTGCGGGACGAGGTTGCAATCCTCAAGCGCCTGTCGGAACTCCTGCTCGTTCCAGCAATGCCGTGACGCCATCTTGCGCTGGCGAAGGAACGAATCCGGATGGTCCTTGAAGCATTTGGCGAGTAGCTGGAACTCCTGCGCCTGCGCCGCATGCATCCGCTTGTGAACCGCGTTGAGAATCTTCTGCGCCTGCTCGATCAGCGCAAGCGTCGTGCCTACGGGCGCATCGGCACGGCCTTCGCCGACCTGCTGCTCCGAGGTTCCCCCGACCCTCATCCCCGTCTGAGCCATGTTGTCCACGAGGGCGCCAAGAGCCGGAAGCCCCTGCGCGCTATAGGGCAGCGGCATGATCGCGTCGCGGATGGACTGGCCGTTGGTCTCGACCTGCGCTCCACCGCCGGGAGGAATGCGGAAAATGTTGGTGTTCTGCCGCGAGCCCATCTTCGAGATGAGAAAGCCGGGGAAATTGGCGAACATCCCTGAGTCGAGCATCTCCCGCCACGCCGCGGTGATGGCGTTCGTGGTGTTGCCGAGGATGTTCAGTAGCCCGATATCGTAGAAGCCGAAGCCCGGGACAAAGGTGTATTTGACGAACTTTTGACGCGGCTCGGGGAGTTGGTTGTCGTCGTCCGGTTTGGGTTCTTCGTAGTTCCGGACCAGGGAGAGGATCTTCTTGGAGGTTACGTCGATGGTCGCGACATAGGGGATCTCAAGGCCGGTCTCTTTGCCCTTCCACTTGTGCTCAAACCCCTTGATGTCGAGTTCGCAGTAGCATTCGTAGATCTCCCGGTCGCGGTCTTCGGGGTTCGATGTGGACGGCGCGATGCCTTCTTGAGACCGCTTCTCAAGCTGGACGCTGTCGAGGTTTGCCTGATTCGGTGTCTGTAGATCGACGTCGCGATAGACGCCGAGAATCTGGAGCCGCTTCACCGTCGAGGGCCGCATCAGAGTGCGGTGGGTGATGCGCTTGGCATTCCCGAGATCGGTGGCCGCATTGTTGACGATCAGGTCGTCCGCATCGACCGTCTCGCTGACGGGGCGATTCCGGAGCGGGCAGAAATAGACCTTCTTGAAGGCCGTCCCGCCAAACCCGAGAAGTAGAAGCATCCGGTCGGTGTCCGGATAATACTCGGTCGCGACCGCCGTCAGGTAATGGTTGAGATCTTTCTCAAGAATGTTCGCCAGATGGTCGTTCTGGACCGTCGCGTCGTTGTTGTCGTTGCGGATCTTGACCGGGCCGTCCGTGGGCAGGAGTTCCGACCGCGCGTTGGCCTGGAAGCGAAGAACCGCCTCCATGAGAAGCGGGTGGCGAACCTTGCTCATGCCATCGACCGGAGCGCCCTCGGAGGAGCCGGAAAGGCCGGGGACTTCGATCTTGAGGCCGAGTAGCTTGATGCCCGAGGCCCGATCCTCGATCCACTCCGATCTGGAGATGATGTCGTCTCCGATCCCACGCATGAGATCCTCGGCGATCCGGCCCTCCTCCATATCGTCGAGGTCTTCGATCAGATTGCCGAACCAGCCCGCATTTTGCTTCTCGCGGGGTTCATCGATGGGCTTGCCGTCAAGAGAGACCGTGACCGAGCCGTCCTCATGCTCAATCTTCAGCACCGCGCCGCTGTCATCGAAATGCAAAACGTCGCCGCCATCCTGATCCGGGGGGACGTTCAGATCGGACGGCGGCGACAATTCCGGCTCCGTTGGGGGGGCGAGCCGGATACTGGAACCCAAACCTGGGGTAAGCGGCATTCACAAGCCCTTGGGGCAACAAAACGAGAACCGCACTATATCAGTGTATAGATAACTTACATAACTAAATGACACACCTTTGTCGCAAAGGTATCAAGCCGGGTAAAGCGGCGGCAATTCAGCGCCGTGATACTCCTGCTGCTGCGCGAGATCGGCCGTCCATTCCGGCCCGCGAATTAGCAGACCCAAGGTCCGAAGATGCCTCAAAGCCCCTGAAACCGTATCCACGAGATCGTCATGCTTGCCCTTCGGGAACGATCCGACCTGCGTGATCACCTTGTCCGCCCAGGCCCGATCCGGCGCGTGGATCATGCCCTCGGCAAATAGATGCTGGATGCTGTAGAGCCGCGCGACCTTGTCCTGCCCCTTCGGGTCGTCAAGCTGCACCGAAAACCCCTCATGCCCGAAGAGGCGGCGGATTTCCTGGGCTACGCTATGACCTGCCGCTTTATTTTCGATAAGTAGCTTATCTACTTTCATCTTCTTGCATGTGGCCGCGACCTTCTCGACCAACTCGTGAAGCTGGAGCCGGTCGGACCACGCATCCATGAGCATGACGCGGGGGTGCTGCTGGTCAAACGTCCGGACGATGTTGTTGAACTGGTCCTTTGCCGCCTTGGCGATGACATCGCCCTGGAACACGCCCCAGATGGTGAGCGCGGATTCGTCGTTCTCCGTCTTCTCGGTATAAGCCGTGTCGAGATAGGCGACGATCATGTCCATCGGGGGGTAAGCGACGTCTTCCCAGAGCTTCCACCATTCCCGCTTGATGATGCCGCCGCCCTTGGGCTCGGGGCGCTGCTGGAGTTGGCCCGCAGCTTTCCAGGGGCCAAGGCGCCGGGAGAGGTCTTTCACCTGCTCCCCGTTGAAACGCTCGGGCCAAAGAAGCTCGCCGGGTTCGTCGCGGGGATCTTCCCAGCCGATAGACGTGACGACCGACCGTTCCGACTCAAATTCCATAGGCAAGCAAAGATGCGTCCAGCCGTGGTCCGTTTCGAGGATGTGGCCGGTCAGGTCTTCCTCGCCCAATCTCTGCTGGATGACGACGAATGCACCCGTGTTGGGATCGTTGAGGCGGGTGGACATGGTCCCATCCCACCATTCCTTGGTGGATTCGATGGTGGCCTCGGACAGCACCTCATTTGCGGCGTTGGGATCATCGATCACGATGATGGACCCGCCTTCACCCGTGACCTTCGCCTCGACGGCGGTAATCAGCCGCTCGCCCTTCTCGGTGTTGGCAAACCGGCCTTTGGTGTTCTGATCCCCCACGAGCTTGAACCTGTCTCCCCAGAGCCGTTGATACCAGGGGCTCTCGATCAGGCGCCTGCACTTGACGCTGTCCCGCATGGCGAGGTTGAGGGCGTAGGAGGCATGGAGAAGCTGAACACCAGGACCGCTTGTCGGGGACCGACGCTCCTGCGCCCAGACGAAGGCGGGGAAGCACACGCTCGTGATCGTGGAATTATGAACCGCAAAGCCGTTCGCGACGAAGCTCTCGTCCCCTTCAACCGTCAAGCATCGACAGGGGTGATCACCGGCCGGCTCAACGCTTTCGACGACCTCGCCAACAATCGGCCTATCAAAATCGAACCGACGCTTACGCGCGCTCGCAAGCTTCGCATTTTTAGAATGTGGAATGACGATCTGAGACGCAAACCTCCACGCGTTATCTTGATCGGCAATCCGAATTGAATAGGACGTGTAGGCATCCACCTGCCTCTTTGTCTTGCGCCGCGAAATCTTGGTTCTGACACCAACAACGATACCTAGGCGCAGCAAGAGTGCCTGCATTTGCAGCATGAACTCGCGATTCACGCTGTCGCAGCCAATAGTCAGATCGTCACGCAAACTGCCATCGGATTTACAGCCGCGAGAGATCACATACCCATCGCACGCCCAATAAGCGCCGACGAAGTTTCGGACGATATCATCCGAGCCCTCCATCACGGCTACGGGCACCGACTTGGTATAAGACGACTTCTTGTAAAGCCCGTATTTCTCAAGAAATTGGATCGAGGGTCCGCGATATCCCTTGCGCGTATTGTGAGTGTGACCCTTCGGTGCTGTAAGTCCAATGCGCCGCAGCATGTATCCGGTGCTGGCCATCCGGAACGATATATCAGACGGCTCCAGCCCAACTGACCGGACGCAATGGATAATGTCTGCTGCCTCTATATCGTCGGCCACGGTAATGTTCGGTGTGCCGTAACATGCGCCATCGCCCACCAGATATCCCAAGAGGCGCGCGGTCTCTGGCGTGACAGTTTGTGCTCCAGAGGATTCTAATTGCGGCACGATCCCAACAACATCGTCGCGAACGATAGATCCAAGCTCGCGCCAACCTTCTGTCGTCAGAAAAGGATGGTCTGTTGCCGCAGCGACTTCCCTGTGGCTTCGCGTCGTTATGGTGAATGTTGGGAGAACGCCCTGCTCATGAACGGCTGTCACGGCACGGAAACGGCCCTTGTGTGTTAGGACATGGTTCCCGACAGCGATATCGGCCAGCCGCACGAGCCCCCGTTCCATGGTTGGGATCCATGCGTCAACACGCACTGGCTTTCCACACCGCGGGGGGATGTTGATGATGAGGCGCTTGATCTCGCCGTCGATCACCGCTTCCAGATGCTCGCAGACAGCCTCCAGGGGCCAACCCGGCGTGAATGGGGCGGCGTCTACGTATTTCCACGCATGCTGGAGAAATACGTAGAGGCTGTCCTCGCAATCGGCCCTGTCGAGATCGCGGAGAACGGCTTTCGGGTCGAGCGTCGATAGATCAAGTGTCAACCGGCATCAGGGCTCCCTGCCCCTCATAAATGGGGGAACCAAATCTGGCGATAGGCTTTCAAAGATCCTGATTGGTGCCGCCCGCTCACTCATGGCTCTCCCCACACAAAGCGCGGCATCCTCTCCCAGGCGCGGATAGCCTCCAGCAGCGTCTTGGATGTGTGTGCGTCATCAGGTGCGTCTCGCCACGCTTGGGCGAATTGTGCGATGGCGAGGAGAGGATCGCGGGAGACGAAGGGAACGGGCGGCGATCGAGCGGGGAGTTTCATGGCCTCTCCGCATAGTAACGCCCGTAGACACCCCAGTGACCGCCACCGACCTTTGTCGCGTCGATCCAACGCACCTCTGGAGGGCTGCGCCAGTGGATCGCCTTCGCCCCAGCGGCATTCTCCAGAAATCGCGCCCACCAATCCCCGATGACACTCTCTACGCGCTCCCCCGGCTTCCCCGTGCGTATGATTTCCGTAAAGCGATGGCTCGGCGGCTTTCGCCCGGCGAGATAATGGGGAATGCCCATTGCGACCAATGCATCACGCAGATCCGGCTCGCTAAAGAGGGGAGGCGTCATCACCGTCCCCCGTAACCCGCGCCATCCCAGCCGCTGCCTGCCCAGCTTGATAGGCGGCTTCCTCGGCGACGGGATCTGCGTCGCTGTGATCGATGCTCAAGAAATATCCCCCTTCACCGCAGCCTTCGTCATCAAATCCCGCAGAGCCTTCCGCTCGCCCGCGTCCAGCTGCGATACGTCCAGCTTCGTCGTACTCTCCGATTGAATCGGGCCGCCGTCTTTGCCTACATGTTCGTTGACGACCCGCTCGCCGTACTTCTTCGGAGCGCGCTTGCCCATGATCCATTTCCAGGCGTCGATCTTCACCCGAGCCGCGTTCGCGTTCTCTTTGTTCGCGCCCTCGGCCTCGATCATGATCTGCTCTTCAAGCACAGCCGCCGAAATTTCTCGCGCGCGCATGTATTGCTGCTGAAACTCAGGATGATCCGACAGCCATCTGTTGATCGTTGTCCAACCTGGCATTTCTGGTCGGGCTTCGATCTCTCTCGTTGTCGCGCCGCATTGGATCATCACGCAGATCGCGGAAGCTAGGTCTGCGGTAAAGTCGGTTGGTCTCCCCATCTTTTTGGGAGCGCCTGATTCCTTCGGCTTTGGCGGGGCTTTGGGCATGTCGGTACTCTACCATGAAATGGGTAAGTTGATGCGGTTTCGCGCTCACGGGCTGGCTAATCGCGCCGTCTTCGTTGAGTCCCCTGATCATCAAGTCGAGGATGACGTGATTGAAATCCGCCCCTGCGGTCAGCCCACTTCCATCGCCATTCAGATAAACAACGGGAATTGCTTCGTTAATCAGTACCAGGGCGAAGGTGCCGAATATGGTTGCACCACCATCGGCGAGTTCAAGCCCTCTGAGGTTTTCGCGATTGAAAACTGCGTTGTGAACCTCATCCTCGGATGATCCCCACCCGCCAACCCGAGGAGAATTACCATGACCAAGATCACGCTCACCAACGACTTCCACGGCACCAGCGTCAATCTCGTGACCAGCGGGAAGGCCTTGAGCGCCCGACAGGTCCGCCGCTCGTGGAAGGCCCTCTGTGGCTACAAGGGATGCGCCTGCTCCAATGCCGCAGGCACTCGCGGTCGCGGCCAGTACATCGAGATCGAATACAGCGCGCGGACGGGGCAGTTGCTCGGCGCGACTGTCCCGTGGGCTTGACATGACCGCCGCTGAACTGAGAGAGGCCCGGCACGCGCTGGGCCTTTCCGCGCAGAAGTTTGCCGAGGCGGTCGGCGTCGAGAGCGGTCGCACAGTCCGCCGATGGGAAGCGGGAGACCGCGCCGTGCCGGGGACGGTCGTCGTCCTGCTCAGAATCCTCGGCGAGATCCCCGAGGCGCGGAGGCTTATCGGGATATAGATTATCGAGCCCAAGGTCTCGACCAAAGGATTCTCCCCCTCGCGCATCATGCCGGTGGGCTTTCGGAGGCGAAGTCGATCCGCAGCCGCTTTGCCTTCCAGGCTGGCTTGATCTTTTTCATCCCGGTTGTGGTGATGTAACAACCAGTCTCGTACCCGTGCTGGACGAACTTGATGAGCCCCTTTGCCTCCAGATCGACGATCACGCGCGGGTCCCAGTTGCGGCCATAGCACCAATCCTGCGAGCCGCCAAAGTCGCTCCATGTCCGGAACGTTGTGCCGTTCTTCATGAATCGGTCTTTTGAGGGAAAGTCCTCCATTCGTGCCAAGACGTGAAGAAACTCCTTGCCGATCTCCTTGGCGCTTTCCGGCGTCAGATGATCCCAGCCAATCGGCTGGCCGTAATTCCAATGCCGGATTTGCAGGACGGTTTGCTGGAGCGTGTACGGAGGTGTAGCCAAGCCATCCGAGACGATATCGCGAAGCTCGCACCGCGCGTCCTTCGGTCTCGTGATGGCCCCCGTTGTCGCGCAAACCTCCATGTCGTCGGGATACTTGGAGAGCAGTTCCTTGAGTTCGCCAACCTTCATCATTGGGCTCCCCTCACCGGACGCCGCGAAACCTCGTTGATCCCGATCTGGATAGCGTGGGCGTAGCTATCGCAGCCGCGCTCCTGCGCCCATTGCTCCCGATACACGAAGGCTTCCTCGTACTTGCGCTGCCGGGCTTCCTGGTCTTCCCGCTCGTCTTGGCTGCGATCCGGCGCCGGTAGCCGATTCTGCCGGTTGGTCTTCGCGTCATGCAGTGTCCGCCCCTCGATGCAGAGCGCCCGGATATCGGCGATCGTCGGCCGCTTCGATTGTGACCGCCGCCAGGATTGGCAGGCGTCGGCCACAACGATGGGCGAGAATTCCCCGAGGTCGTCAAGCCAGTCCCGCGCCTGGAACTTCCGCAATTCAGGACTGTCCGCGGCGGTCCAATAGTGGCTCAGAAGGGTCGAAATCCTCTCGGCAATGGCCCTCCTGCTGACGTTCATCGTCGTCGAGGGCGAGGGCGAATCCGGCGAAGAGGCTTTCAACGGGGGTAAGACTTCCCCGACCGTTCTGATTTCCATTCCCGAGTTGTCGTCCACTTGAGCCTCCAATCGGATAATCCTCGTCTTTCCACCGCTCATCGTTGAGCCAGCCTTGAGCCATTTTCGGATTGGGAGCGTTCGGCAGGGCGAGCGTTCGCTTGTAGCGGTCCACTCCCGCCATGATGGCTTCGAGGGTGTCGCGCTCCCTTGCCTTCAGGAAAGCACCGAGGGCTGGCTTCTTCCCGGATTTGACGGGATATGCCGGCCAAAAGACCGTCTCGAACTCACGGCGAAAATTGGTCTGATGCACATCTCTTGTAGGAGAAGATTTATCTTCTTCTACATTGGGTCTGTAGTTGGTTCGGGCGTCCGTTCCAACGGCGGATGGAACGTCCGTTCGGCCGCGTTGTAGGTTTTTCAATGACTTACCTGTCGCTGCCGATGCTTGACCGGCCCCCACCGACTGAGCGATTTTTCGCGCGGATTTTTCGAGAGTTTTCCTGCAGCGAGCGTTGGAAATGTGCCCGTCGATGATGTCGATTTTACCCTGCTCCAACAGCACGGCTTTGATGCGCGGCCACCGATTCCCGGTCTTCGTCATCCAGGCAATTTTGCGGTCGTCATCCATGAGGCGGTCGTTGGTCGCATAGATCATGTCCACGATCCGGCGATAGGCCAGTTCCTCCCATGGGTCGAGCATCTGCGTTCCGTCCAAGAAATCCTTGGCGCAGTAATCGACAAAAAGACCGTTGCGGACTTCGCTCATAAATCAAATCTCGGTTCGTGTGTCCTGATACGGCTCATTTTAATCCAGATTACTATCCACAAGCAGGGTCGAAACGATCCACAGCCTGTGGAATGTGGGGGATCGACTTACGCCGCCAGAGCCTCCATGCCAGCCATTATTGCCCGATCGGTTTCCCAACTCTCTGCGAGTGCCGCGACGACTTGCATGAAGGTCGCGTGCGGAGTGGGCCTGCCGAGGGCTTCCATGATGGTCTCCTTCGAGATGCAGCGGGCCTCGGCATAGGCCATGTATTCGAGAGCCAGGGCGACGGCTGTACTGCTGACGGTCACTCCAGCCCCCTCGCCACCACGCCGAGCGCACCCTTCAAGCTGCGATACTCAATCGGTCGGTTCGCGCGCTTGGCGTGCTCGATCCCGTATTCCATGCCCGGAGATATCCCCCGATCGACATAGACCACGGTCATGTCGGCAACGCGCCCCCAGGCAAGCCCAGCCTCTATTCCCATATGCCGCTCGACGGGGATTTCGTCGCAGAGAATCCCCGGCTGGGTGTAGAGCAAATGAGACGCTATCGGAGCCTCGCCACGCATGAGGCTGTCTCTCACACAGGCTTGGGCGTAAGCGACGTTCTCACCGATCTTCCCGGCATAGGGAGATTCTAGGATTACGAGACGGGGGAGAGGTTCGGAGGACGGGGATGTCATGCGACGGCCCCCGCAAAAAGGTCGAGCGTCTCGCGCGGCAGGCAGGCGGGTGAGTACCAGACGCACTCAAGGTCCGTTGTCTTGCCGCCGCCATAGGTGAGGCGTCCACGCGACCACTCGACCTGATCCCATCCGGGAAGGTCGTAATCACCCTTATGACCGCAGAGGGCAACTCGGAGATTGGCGTTATCGCGCGCCCATTCCTCGACCGCCTTGGCGACGGGCTCGGCGACGCCATAGAGTTTTTCGTAGGCCAGATAGGGCGGGTCCAGAAAGACGGCCGTATCGTTGCCGCCAAAATGATTGTTGAGGCAGCGAGACCAGTCGCCGTGAACGACGCGGACGCGCTCAAGCCGGTCGGCGAGCTTATGCAGCCAATTCCAGGCGGCACGCCCGGAGGAGGTCAGGAGAGCTTCTTTGCCCCTCCCCGCGTCACTGGCGTGCGGAACCTTCCCGACCGCCTGTATCCCCATCCCCGCAGAGCTGGCGTCGATACCTTCCCGACCGCCTGTATCCCCCTCCCCGCGTTGCCGGCGTGCGGAACCTGCCCGGTCCCAATCGCACCAGCCGGACCCGATCCAGCAGCATTGTCCCCAGAGCCACCATCCCGCTACCTTGGCGTCGCCCGGCCAGTCCGGATCTTGGAGCCGCTCGCCAATGCTCGGCCTCTGGCTCATCAGCCAGATATGCCGCGCGCCGAGGTCGATGTGCGAGACCGGGTAATCTGCCCATTCTGCGACGGCTGCTGGCTGGTATTTGACCGCGCGCCAGAAGTTGGCGATGAAGCCCGATCCGTCACAGACAACCTCAAGCGCGGCCGGGCGGGGAGACGCTAGGAGCACCGCCGCCGAGCCGCAGAAGGGCTCGATGTATTGTGAGGTAGAGCCGAGGCGCTTCCAGACATCCGCAGCAACGGACCGCTTGCCACCAAAATAGGGGAACGGGGCTAGGAGGCTCATGCGACCTCCGTAATCTCAACGTGATGGAGCGCCCGCACGAGCTTGGCCTTCATCCGATAGACCGCCGTCTTCGTGGCCTTCGACTTCACATCCTCGACCACGTAAGCGTTGTCGGCATTGCGGCGATAGCTGAAGTCGGCCACCACGTCGCAAATCAGAACGCCCGCGATCTCGCAGCGGAAAGCCGGTTGAACCTTCAGGTCGCGGATGCGCTTGGCATCGACTTCACCGGCAAGAACGACATACCGCTCTGCCTCGCGCTTGCTGTCGAACCGATAGCCGTCCACGACGACCGCGACGTTGCGATATTTAGGCGCCTTCGTCGGTTTCGCGGCCTGGGCGTTGATCTGCGCGGCGGCTTGCTTCTGCGCGGCTGGGCCGAGGGATGCGAGGCTGACGCTCATTCGCGCCCCGCCGTGGTGTTGTCGAACACCGAGACGCCAATGAGCCGCGTGAATGCTTGGGCGAGCGCCTTATACCCAGCCGTGTAGAGATTGGCCTTCAGCGCGTCCCAATGCTCGCCGGGGATGAATGATGCGAGGAGGTCGGCGATCTTGTCGTCGGCTTCGTGCTTGGCGTCAGCCGCGTCGAGTTTCTTGGCATCCATTGAAGCGACGTTGCCAAGGGTGACGGCCCGGCGCTGCTCTTCATGGGGAAGTTTGGCGAGAGCGTCGAGATGCGTGCCTTTGTCGAGAGCGGTGCCCTGGATGTTGGCGAGCACGTCAGGGGCGATCTTCTCGCCGCGAGAGACGGCGCGTTGAATATCGCGTTGAGATTTGCCCGTGACGGTCGCGGTATCGAAACTGAATCCGGTATTGCCCCGGCCCTCAAAACCACGACAACTTGTCGCGGTTTCTTTCTGCTCCCACAGTTTCTTCCGCCGCGCCATATGATCGGCCTCCTGCGCCGGCGTCAGTTCGGCCCGCATCAGGTTCTCGTCGATCTCCCACAGTTCCGCGTCGATCTCGTCGCCGTCGATGTTGAGGCAGGGGAACGTCTCCCAGCCG